CGACTCCGCCGACCACGCCGCCGACTCCGCCGCCGACCGCGCCGCCGACCGCGCCGCCGACCACGCCGCCGACTCCGCCGACCACGCCGACCACGCCGCCGACCACGCCGCCGACTCCGCCGACTCCGCCGACCACGCCGCCGACTCCGCCGCCGACCGCGCCGCCGACCGCGCCGCCGACCGCGCCGACCACGCCGCCGACCGCGCCGCCGACCGCGCCGACCACGCCGCCGACCGCGCCGACCACGCCGCCGACCGCGCCGACCACGCCGCGTTTATGTCGCAAGTATTCCCGCCAATCTCAGCTTCGTGACAACGGCGTACCTGCATCATCGCATCCAATACTTGGCGGATGACTGCGTCGATGTCCTCCCCGTTTTTGTGGAGGGCTTGCGTCTGCAACGCGATGAGTCGATCGAGGCGACGTAACGCCAAGCGATGACGCACAAGCTCCAGGTCAGCACCGGGGTGTATCGCTTCAAGGAATGCCTCCGGCCACGCTTGCGCATCTGCGGCGGGGAGCCCTTCAAAAATAGCATCCTCTAAACGAGCAAGCCAAATTGGCAGGCCCAACTCTACGGGGTACTGCTCGTGATCATAATTTTCGAGCGTGCAGCCCACCGCACAACCGCGGGTGACTTCGCCCCTTTTCTCCCAGCCTACTCCTTGCGTCAAATGCTCCGCAGCGCGGTGCGCTTGGATACGCGCGATATATTTAGCTTTGATGGCGGGATCGTTGTGGTAAGCCTGCACGGGGGCATCTCCTTACGGGGTGATTGTGACGAGGGTGTCACTTTACCGGCGGGTTTTGCCGCTTGTCAAGCGTCAATCGCCGGTATCGTCCCAACGGCTCCCATTACCGTTACGCGGCTTCACGCCGAACACATCTTTAGGTTCTTTCATGTTGAGTACGTGCCCCTCCGGGTAATTGAGCCCCTTTTCAAGCATGGCGTTGATGGCGATAAGAGGATGCGTCTCGGGTAGCTCCAGCATCAGCGCCGCGGTGAGGGCTTCAATGCTGCGGTCCAGGTCGGCCACGATGCGATGGTCTACCCAGCGCACGATACGAGTGATGCCTATCCGCTGGGTCTTTTCTCGCTGCTGGGCCGCTGCGCATTTAAGGCAGACCCGCGTAGAGGTACGCCGACGCGAGATGTGCCCTCGGGCACAAGGCGTCGCAGGACGGTAATACTTACTGCCCATCGCGATAGCAGCCTCCCGCGTCTCGGGGATCTCCTCGAGGGGCAGGATGGTTTTCGTTCGTTTCCCCAGTTCCTTGATCGCCGTCGTCGCGCATGACAAACACGCTTGGTTGCATACGTACCGCTCCGGGTTGGGGGTGCCGCACTTTTTACAGACTCGATCGCTGAAATACCGTTTAAGCCCCAACGCTTTCGCATCTTCCCATTTCATGGTGCTATCTCCTCAGTAGTATGCGATAACGTACCACTTACACCAAACTTTCGCAAGGGTATCGTGTAAAATTTAGGTGGGTGAGATGGCGCAACGTGGCGCGGCATGCGGGATCATAACGCCGGATAAAAAGAGGGGTGAGTGGTTCGACACAAACTGCCCTAGAACTCTTATTAACTATACTGTTTAATTACCCTTTGATATAAGTAGTACCGACATAGCGTGTTCTGTGTCTGATTTCTATTCTAATATTGTAAGGGTTTAAAAGAAGCAGTAGAAGGAGTAAGTTATAGTAGAATCAGTAAGATATAGCATCGTTCCGTTACAAAGAGTTGTTAAATAGCAGGTGTAAGTAGTAGAGACGTTCTGTAGCGCCTTGGAGCACCCGTGGCGGGCGTAGCACCGTGAAGCGCCCCAGAAGGAGGGCATCTCGCAAAATAGTTCAGGTTTCACGTGGAACGCTCGGGGGCTAGCGCGGCCGCTGCATCGTGGTTACGATGGCCCAACTCCCGCAGGGCCCCACGCCATGACCCTCCTCGTCGACCCCGCCGCGCTGGTGCGCCAAAGCCTGGCGCTGTTGCCTCCGGCGTTGACCAGTGACAGCGCGGCCATCCAACTCATCACCACCGCCCTGCAGGAATCGGGCTTCACCACCCGGCAACAGAGTGGCAATGGACCCGCGCATGGCTTCTGGCAGTGCGAGCAGGGCGGCGGCGTCGCGGGGGTGCTGAGCAATCGCGCTACGCGTGACATGGCCTTGGCGCTCTGCAACGTGCGCCACGTGCTGCCTTACCCCGGATCTGTGTGGAACGCGCTCCTTGAGGATGACCCCTTTGCCGGCGCGTGGGCCCGGCTCATCTACTGGGCGGATCCGGCGCCGCTGCCGTCGCTGCAGGACGTGCCGGGGTCGTGGGCCTACTACCTCAACAACTGGCGCCCCGGTGCGCCGCGGCCTGAGACGTGGGCACCATTCCACGCGCAAGCGTTGCAGTTGTGGGGTGCGCCGTAGTGGATAACTTGACGACAAGCCTAGGCATCAAACTGGCCAGCCTCGTCGCAGGCTTTGCCGGCGGCGTCGTATCGCTGGCGTTCGTGCAAGCACTGACCCGCGCCCAGGCCATTGGCGCTGTTGCGGTGGGATCGCTGACCGCGGCGTACATGACGCCCGCTATCGTGCAATATTTCAACATTGGTCCAGGTTACGAAAACGGCGTGGCGTTTTTGATTGGCTTGCTGGCTATGCAGGTTATCCCGCTGGTGCAAAAGCTTGCCGTGCGCCGCGTCACGGATCGTATTGAGAATGGCCAAACAGGGGGCCAACCCACTACCAAAGGCGAGACGCCATGACCCCCATGTCCCTCATCGATTGCACGATCGTATTTGTCATTCTGCTGTTGGCGTTCGAACAGCTGCGCATTACCCACTTCTACAACGAGCCGTTGCGCGCGCTATGCTTCATCCTGCTATGCGCCGGAGGCTTCGCTCGCATTATGTGGGCGACGTCCAACCACGACACGCATTGGTGGACCATCTCGATGCACGCTGGCTTTATGTTGTACGGTGTGCGCAACTGGTCGCAGAAATTCCAAACGCAAAGGGCTGATGATCGTGAAAAGTTTGCTGTCTCTACTCTTCGGCGCACTCTATGACGCTTGGGTCAAATGGCGCGCTTCCCACGCCGTTGCTGCGCAGATTGCCAAAGGCAATGACGCCCAGGCAGCGGCTGCGGCGGACGTCAATCAATTGCGGAGATCCACCGATGTTCACGAGCAAGCTATTCAAGACGCTTTGCAGCGTGACGCTACTGTCGTTGCTGATCCTGGTAGTAGCTTGCGCCAGCAAAACCAAGCCGACGCCGACGCGACCCGTCGAGCAAACGCCGACGATAGCGTGTGACGGTGGCCCTGCTCCCAAGCATCTGGCAGCGTATCCGCTCTTTCCTAGCGGCGCCGATGTCCAGCCCGTTGATTACGCCCAAGCCCTCCAAGTTATCGCTGCCCTTCGCGGTTACAGTGCCGCCCAGTCTCGCGCCTATCAATCCGCTCTCAGTGGCACCGTTGTCCCCGCCCTTGAACGCAACCGTTTCACCCAACGATGCCTCGACGATTACCGTCATCGCGGCGTCATCAACTGACCAAGGAGTAGCACCCATGTTCTCAATCTCCGCGCTATTGCAGGCACTCGCCATGCTTCCACAAATCGAAACGCTGATCGGCTCGATCGTCCAGTCCGTCGAGGCCGCCTTCGGTTCCACTATCAGCGGTAGCGCGAAGCTGTCCGCCGCCGAAGCGAAGCTCAATTCGTATTTGAGTGAGCTCAATGTCGCCACCGGTGTTGTTACCGACATCCAGGCCGTTGCAACGCCGCTGATCAATGCTGCGGTCGCTATGTTCAACGTCACCAAGACCGGCGCGTTTGCTGCGGGCGCAACGCCGCTGTCTCCAGCTGTTGCACCGACTCCAGCCGCGACGCCTACCACGTCGAGCATCACCCCCACACCGGCTGCAGGCTAATGGCACGCCTCGCCGTAGGTTGGCTATGGCTCCGCTTGGGTGTGGTGTCCGCACTGCTGGGCGCAGGCATGTTCATCTGCGGCGAGGAGTACCAAGCACGCAATGACGGTCGCGACCTGGCCGTGTGCCGTAGCGATCGTGACTCGGCACAAGGTGAGTCGCTCTACTGGCAACAGCGCGACGCTCTGTCGCGCAGCTACTTCAACGATCTGCGCGACTACCTGATACGGCCGCGCCCCGCTCCAAAGACGCCCAAGCCATGACCAAAGCTAAAGAAGTCGTCGTACCGCGCGTCGACCCGCACAAGATGGGCCGGCGCAAAGGCTCGCCCAATCGCAAGACCATTGAGTCCTTGCTGCAGATCAAAGCGAAGGGCGGCGAAATGCCCATCGATTTTCTGTTGCGCCACATGCGCAACGCCAAGAACCCGATGGAAATTCGCGTCAAGTGCGCCAAGGAAGCGGCGCCGTACGTGCACCCCAAGCTGAGCACGATCACCCATGTGGGCGACCCTGAGCGTCCGCTGATCAATGCCGAGATGCCGCCGGACATGTTCCAAGCCATATGCATGAAGGTTTTGGAGGGTGTCTAGCACGATGCTCCAGGTGGCCGAGATGGAGGATGCGGAGCGTTTCGCCGCCAATCTCCTCGCATCGCAAGACCTGTACTTTTTCACGCGGTGGATGTTCCTACAGCGCAACCGCGTGCATTGGATGCGTAATTGGCATCACAAGGTAGTGTGCGATACGTTGATGGACGTGTTTCACGGTCGCGGTGCTGAGCTCACCATCATCAACATCCCGCCGCGCTACTCCAAGACGCAGATAGCCGTAGTGAATTTCATCGCGTGGTGCTTGGGCAAGGTGCCTGACGCCGAGTTCCTCTATGCCACGTACAGTGGCGAGCTGTCGGAGAAATTCAGCAAAGAGGCGCGCGAGCTGGTTGCCACGAAACAATATCGCCAGATCTTCCCTACGGTGAAGCTCGCCAAGCTGACTGACGAGTCGTGGTCCACCACGCTGGGCGGGCAGATCAACGCGATGGGCCTGGCCGGTACCGCTACCGGTAAAGGCGGCGGCAAGCTGGGTCGCGACAGTTTCGGTGGCGCCATCATCATCGATGATCCTCACAAGGTGGAGGAAGCGCGCAGCGCGCAGCGCCGTGAGAATGTCATCACGTGGTTTGAAGGCACGCTCAAGACGCGTCGCAACAACCCGCAGCGCACGCCCATCATTCTGATTATGCAACGCCTCAATGAGTTGGATCTCAGCGGCTGGGCCATGAAAGGCGGCACGCTCAACCCCATCACGGGCTTCATCGAGGGCGGCAATTGCGGCCTCACCGTGAAGCACATCAACATCTCGGCGCTCGATCCGGTATTCGAGGAGGCCGTATGGCCCGCGATGCACACCACCGATCAGCTGAAACTGATGCGCAAGACCGGCCCGTACACTTTCGCGGGCCAGTACATGCAAAGCCCCAACCCGCCCGAGGGCAACATCTTCACGCCCGACGCTATCGAGATCGTGGACGCCCTGCCCGCCGAGGGTATCCGTTGGCTACGTGGCTGGGACTTCGCCGCCACCACACCGGTCATCGGCAAAGATCCTGACTTCACCGCGGGGCTCAAGCTCGGCGTCAACGGCTCGGGGCGTTTCTTCATCGGCGACCTCACGCACATGCAAGGGCGCGCGGACAAGGTCGAGCAAGCCTTGGTCAACACCGCGGGGCGCGATGGGAAGAAATGCCGTATCGACTTGCCGCAGGACCCGGGGCAAGCGGGCAAATCCCAGGTGTTCTATTTCACCCAGAAACTCGCGGGCTACCCCGTCACGTCGAGCCCCGAATCGGGCGACAAGGTGGAGCGCGCGATTCCGTTCAGCGCCCAGGTCAACGCCGGCAACGTCACGATGCTCAAGGCCGAGTGGAATGATCGCGTCATCGACGAGATGCGTGCATTTCCCGGCGGCGCGCATGATGATATCGTCGACGCGGGGAGCCGCGCGTTTAATGCCCTGACCTCCAAGGGTCAGCCGATTGTTATTCCTGACGGGTTACTTGCACGCGCATGAGCAAGCCACGCACACGCCTCACTCCGCCACGCGTCGCCCCTGTCAAAGAGGCGAAGGCCGTCAACGCGCTGGCCAATGCCTATCGGCAAGCCAATGCACAGATGGACCTGGATACGCGCGAGCGCGGGCCGGGCAAGTATTTCTACCCGATGAAGTCGGCCACCCCTCCCCCGGGCGTGTTGCCGGAGGGACACAAGCCGGCGGAGCTGGCCATGGACTCGGCGGGGTTCGGCGATTACGTCGCGGCTGGCGCGGGGTTCGGCTTCAATGGCTCCGGCGTGTGGCAGGCGTTCCCCGGCTATCCGTACCTGGCGCAGCTGACCCAGCTGCCCGAGTACCGCAAGATGGTCAGCATCATCGCCGAGGAGATGACGCGCAAGTGGGTGAAGCTGCGCAACACGGGCGACCAGGACAAGACCGACAAGCTGAAACAGCTCGAGGAAGCGATGCGCCGGTACAAGCTGCGCGAGGCGTTTCGCCACGTGGCGGAGCTCGATGGTTATTTCGGACGCGGCCACCTCTACCCGAATCTCAAGATGCCGGGCAGCACGTCGCAAGCCTCCGAGGTGCCCGACGAGCTCGACAAGGCGCTGATCCTGACGAAAGAAAAGATCAAGCCGAAAAGCTTGCTGGGCTTCATCACCGTGGAACCCATGTGGACCTACCCCAGCCAGTACAACTCGACCAATCCCCTGTCGCCCGACTTCTATCGTCCTGGCGCGTGGTACGTCATGGGCAAAACGGTGGATGCCTCACGCCTGCTCACCTTTGTGTCACGTCCCGTGCCGGACATGTTGAAGGCCGCGTATTCCTTCGGCGGTCTGTCGCTGTCGCAGATCGCGCAGCCCTATGTGGATCACTGGTTGCGTACGCGCGACAGTGTCAGCGACACGGTGCACAGTTTCTCGATCAACGGTCTGGCGACCAACATGCAAGTGTTGATGTCGGGGCTCGACCTGACCGGTGGCGATCTGATCAATCGCGCGTTGTTCTTCAACAAGATGCGCGACAACAAGGGGTTGATGCTTGTCGACAAGGACACCGAGGAATACTTTCAGTTCAACGTGCCGCTATCGGGGCTCGACGCGCTGCAGGCGCAGAGTCAGGAACAGATGGCCAGCGTGTCGGGTATCCCTCTCGTCAAGCTGCTGGGTATCCAGCCGGCGGGGCTCAACGCCTCGAGCGATGGCGAGATCCGTGTGTTCTATGACCACATCCACGCGCAACAGGAAAGCTTGTTTCGCGAGCCGCTGAAATACAGCCTCGACATTATCCAGCTTTCGGAGTTTGGCGAGATCGATGCCGATATCGATTTCGAGTTTGAGCCGCTCTACCAGCTCAGTGAACTGGAGATGGCCACAGTCCAAAAGACCAACGCCGAGACGAGCGCCACACTGGTAACCGCCGCCATCATCTCACCCGAGGAAGCGCGACAGCCCCTCATCAATAACCCCGATAGCCCCTTTGCGGCATTAACCGAGGAAGCCCCCGATGTCCAGCCGGCCGCAGTTGAAGAGGAGGGAGATAGCCCCGAACCTGCCGACACAAAGGGTACTTCCGCAGGTAAGGGCTAACGCCGGCATTGATCTGTGGTACCAGCGTCAGCTCGATGCATCGATTGCCAACATGCAATCCAGCTTGGTGTTTTGGATCACCGCCGCGTGGCGCGCATCGGGCCTGGCGGAAGATGCGACACCGACGCAGGATCTGTTGAAAGCGTTCCTCAAGCTGTCGCGTCGATGGCAAAAGGCGTTCGATGTGCTCGGCGACACCTTATCCAAACGCTTCGCCGAGCGCGTGTTGGCCGCTAGTGACGGCTCCCTGCACTCCTCGCTGCGCGTGCGCGGCATGACGGTCAAATTCACCATGACCGAGGATATGCGCATCGCCTACCAAGCCGTGCAGGCGGAGCAAGTCGGGCTTATCCGCTCCATTGCTTCGGAGCATCTGGTCGAGGTGCAAGGGCTCGTCATGCGCTCAGTAGCGCGTGGCCGGGATCTGGGTTATCTTACCGACCAATTGAAGGTGCGTTACGGCATCACTCAACGCAGGGCGGCGACGATCGCCCGCGACCAGAACAACAAGGCGACGAGCGTTCTACAAGCTACGCGTCAGCAGGGACTGGGTTTTGTCGAGGGTATCTGGCGTCACTCCCACGCAGGGAAAGTGCCGCGCCCCTCGCACGTTGCGGCAAACGGGGTACGTTTCCGGCTCGACAAGGGTCTCTATCTCGACGGCAAATGGGTTATGCCGGGCGAGGAGATCAATTGCCGATGCGGATGGCAACCAGTAATCCCCGGGATTGATTGACCGATATGCCAATCAAGTCATGCACCCTCCCCGACGGTGGCTCAGGCTACAAGTGGGGGGATTCAGGGCACTGCTACTCAGACCGCAAGGATGCTGAGCGCCAAGCCGCCGCTGCACACGCCAATGGCTTCACCGGTGACGAACCCGTCAGCATGCTGCTGGGCGGCGCCAAAGTCCCCAATCGTGCCGCCGATCGCATGGCCATTGACCGCGCCACGGTACGTACGCGCGACATTGACGGCCGGATGCACGTGGAGATCACGCCGATCAGCAAGGCGAACGTGTGCCCCTACTACGGCCGCGAGATCCCCTTTGCTGAGAATTTCGGCCTCGACCCCGACAAGACCTACATGTTGCTGCGCGATCCGGTGGAGCTGGCCAAAGCCGCCCCGACGTCCAACAATATCCAGCTCCTCTGCATCCATACCCCCGTGTCGCCTACCGATACGAAAAAGGAAGTGGTCGTCGGGTGCCTCGGCGAGACCGCGACCTTTACCCCGCCCTACCTCACCAACTCGCTATCTGTCTGGGATGCCGACGCCATTACCGGCATCGAGGATGGGTCGCAACGCGAATTGTCTTGCTCGTATCGCTACGTGCCGGACATGACCCCAGGCGTTTACGAAGGCGTCCATTACGACGGGCGCATGACTGAAATTGCCTTCAACCACGTGGCCCTTGTTCCCAAGGGTCGCGCCGGCCCTGATGTTCTAGTCGGGGACTCTCAACCTGTGGAGCTCCAAACCATGAAACGTAGCCAAAAGGTCGCGGTGTCAGCCGCCCTTAGCGCATATCTGCGGCCTGCCCTGGCCACGGACAGCGTGCCCCAGGTCCGCGCCATTACGCGCGGTGATTACACGGTCGCTCAGCTTGTTGCCGACGCTGCTCGGGTTTTCCCGGGCAAGGTCGACGAAGCGGCCCTCACCAAGCTGCTCAACTTCGCCCGCGACGAAGCGGAAGATCTGCCGGAGAAGCCCGAAGGCGGTGCCAACAAGCCGGGCGGCAAAGCGGACGACGAGGAGGAAGATGACGACATGTCGGCCGAGGATCGGCGCAAGGCGCGTGACGCCAAGCGTGCTCGCGATCGCAAGGCGCATGACGGCGAATCCGAGGAGGAGCGCGAGGATCGCGAAAAGGCGCAGGATGCCGAGTGGGAAGAAAAGGACAAGGCACGCGATGCCAAACGTGCGGCCGATGCTCGCCGCCGCGGACGTGACAGCGAAACCGAGGAAGAGCGCAAGGAGCGTGAAGCCAACGACCGCAAGGCATCGGATAAGGCCATCGCTCGTGCCGTGGACGCCGCACGCACCGAGTTCGCCAACGATCAGGCCGCGCTGCGCAACGCTGAAAAGCTCGTGCACCCGCTGGTCGGTGAGTTGTCGGGCATGAAGTCGGCCGAGGAAGTGTTCCGCTTCGCGCTGGACTCCGATGGCGTCGACACTGCTGGCATCCACGCAAGCGCCCTCCCCGCCCTTGTCGCGATGCAGCTCAAGCTGCGCAGCGCCAACGTCGGCACCCCCACAACCATCGCGATGGACGCGGCATCAATCAATACCTTTGATGCGATGTTCCCGAATCGCCTCAAGGTAGGAGCATAATCCCATGAGTCAGATTCCTGGCTTTCAGCAGAACGTCAACATCACCCCGGCCCCGGCCGTCGAGGGCGATTTCGCCACGACCAACGAGCGCATGTCGGCCGTTGCTGGCCCGGGTGCGTTCGTCGCTGCGGCGACTGTCGGTTGCAACACCGGCCGCTTCGCATGGGCCGACGCTACCGGCACGTTCCTCAGCAACACCGGCACGGGCCTGCCCATCGGCTTTGTGCATCGTGACTTGCAGGGTTCGCTTTACAACCTGCTCGCCAACGCCGGCACCAACATCCCGCCGGGCTACCCCGTCACCGCCTTCACGCAGGGCGATTTCTGGGCACGCTTCCCGGGTGGCGCAACCCGCGGCCAGAAGGTTTTCGCCTCGCTGGCTGACGGTTCGTGCCTGGCCGATACGGCCGGCGCCACGGTGTCCGGTGCGGTTGTCACCGGTGCTATTGCGGCCACCACGCTGACGGTCTCGGCAGTGACCTCCGGCACGCTGGTCGTCGGCATGGAGCTCACCGGTCCGAACGTCGCACCGGGCACCGTGATCACCGGGCTGGGTACCGGCACCGGCGGCACGGGTACGTACACGGTCAACGTGTCACAGACGGCAGCATCCGGCACCATCACCGGCGGCGGCTACATCGAGACGAAATGGGTAGTCGAACAGACTTGCAATCCCAATGAGCTCGCCAAAATCTCCAGCTGGGGCTAAGCCGATATGAAACCGAACATTCAGCAACACCTGGCCATTTTGGCAAACGACTACGGCGTGCACCCCGGCGACGTGCGGGACTACATGCCGGCCAGCCGGGCCGAGCGCGGCGTTCTCTTCGGAATGGACGCCGTGCAGCCTGGCACCATCACCACCGCAAACAGCGCCATCCCGGGCTACCTCACCAACTACCTTAGCCCCAAGGCGATCACGGTGCTCGTGTCGCCGATGAAGGCGGAGGCGATCGTGGGTGCGGAAAAGATTGGTGATTGGACCACCGCTACCGCGGAGTTCCCGATCATCGAGAGCGTGGGCGAGACGTCGGCTTACGGCGATTTCAGCAACAACGGCGAGAGCAACACCAACGTCAACTGGGTGAACCGTCAGTCGTTCCACTTCCAAACCAACACGGAATGGGGCGCTCAGCAGTTGGCACGTGCGGGCGCGGGTCGCATTGATCTGGCCGAGCGTCTGAACATCGCCTCGATGCTGTCACTCAATAAGTACAGCAACTTGGTGGCGTTCTTTGGCGTAGCGGGCCTGAACAACTTTGGCCTGCTCAACGACCCGTCCCTGTCCGCTCCGATCGCTCCGGCGACCAAGGCGGCCGGCGGCGTGACGTGGGCCGTGGCCACCGCTGCGGAAGTCTACGCGGACATTCTCAGCATCTTCGCTCAGCTGGTCAGCCAGTCGGGCGGCGTGCTGGAGATGGACGCAGCGATGACCCTGGCGATGTCCCCGACCATCGCGGTCAATCTGAACAAGACGAACATCTACAACGTCAACGTCATGGTTCAGTTGAAGACCAACTTCCCGAACCTGCGAGTGGAAACCGCCGTCGAGTATGCGACGACCGGTGGCCAGCTGGTGCAGATGATCGTGAACGAAGTCGAAGGCCAGAAGACCGCCAGCGTGGCGTTCACCGAGAAGATGCGTGCTTTCCCGGTGATCACCCGTTCGTCGAGCTGGAAACAGAAGAAAATGGCCGGTTCGTGGGGCACGATCATCTTCATGCCTCTCGCCATCGCGGCCATGCTGGGCGTCTAACGCCAATCGTAAAGGGATGCCCCGCCGCTTGGCGGGGCGTTCTTACCCTGCCCCATCATCTACGGAGACACTCTCATGGCTAAGGTCGCCACTGTTGCCTGCAAGCTGCCCAACGGTTTGCGCATTTCCCTCCCAAGCGGCGATGTTGTGTTGCTGGGTGCCCAGCACAAAGACGCCCGTTTCGGCTATGGCTTCACCGCGGTGAATGCTGACGAGTTCCAAGCGTGGTTCGATCAGAAAAAGGCCGAGAAGTACGAACCGGTCATGAAAGAGCTTATCTTCGTCTCGACGGCTCCCAAGGAAGCCGAGGCGCAGGCCAAGGAAAAGGAAAATGTTCCTTCCGGTTTCGAAGGCGTCGACGGTGCCAAGCCTGGCCCGGGCGTCGAGAAAGCCAACGAAAAAGACCCGGACTGATCCATGACCACGGGCGTTGTCATCTTCAACCCTAGCGTGTTCGCGCAGCGCTTCCCCGAGTTCGCCTCGGTCGATCCGCTGTTGCTGGCCGACTATTTTGGGGAGGCAACGCTCTACCTCAACAACACCATATGCAGCCCCGTCTCGCAGATTGAACAACGCGCGCCGCTCCTCAACCTCGTGGTCGCCCACATTGCGGCTTTGTACGCGTTGAAGGCGGACGGCACGACACCGCAATCCACGTTGGTGGGTCGCATCAACTCCGCCACAGAGGGTAGCGTCAGCGTAGGCACCGACATGGGGCCGCCGTCTGCTAGCGCCGCATGGTGGGATCAAACCAAGTATGGCGCGCAGTTCTGGCAGTTGACCATGCCGTTGCGCACGATGCGCTACGTACCGGGCACCTCCTCGCCTGGCTTGCCGCCCTACGGCTTCATCATCGGCCCCGGGTACCCGCCGCGGGGGCAGCTCGACCCATGATCAAGGGCGGCGAAAAGATGAATGCGTTTCTCGACAACTTGCTCAAGCGAGTGGCGGGAGACGGCAAAGGCCCGGTGACACGCGTCGGTTTTATCGACGGCGCAACCTACCCTGACGGCACCAGCGTGGCCCAGGTCGCCGCGTGGAATGAATACGGCAACCCCGGCCAGAACCGGCCGCCGCGTCCGTTCTTTCGCAACATGATCTCCGCCAATGCACCGGGCTGGGGCGTGCTCGCTAAAAAGTGCCTCGCGGCATCGAACCTCGATGGCAAGAAAGCGCTCGACATGATGGGCGAGGTCATGGCTGGCCAGTTGCAGCAATCGATCCGTGACTTTACGAATCCTGCATTGGCCAAGTCGACCATTTTGGCGCGCGCAGCCGGAGCGAAGCACGGCGAGATCGAAAACGCCTCTATCGGCAAACCCTTGATCGCTACGGCGCACATGATCGGTTCTGTTAGCCACGATGTGGGCTACGTGCTTGAGACTTTTAGCCGGGAGGATGTCCTCTAATGGATCTCCACGGAATCGTGCGTGGCGCTATCGGCGCGGTGAATCCCGAGATCCTTTGCTCCATCCAGCAGAGCACCGGGTACACGAAAAATGCCGCGTTCGAACAGGTGCCGAGCTACGCCGCACCGGTCAACAACGTGTCGATCCAGAAGCAAGCCACGACCGCGGCGGATCTGCGCCACCTCGACGCGCTGAACATCCAAGGCAATCTGTGCACTGTCTACCTCGAGGGTGCGCAGTATCCGGTGGAGCGCATTACACAGACCGGCGGCGATCTCTTCACTTTCAACGGACAAACCTGGCTTGTCGTTGCGGTGCTGGAGATGTGGGCCGATTGGTGCAAGCTGGTCCTTTGCCAGCAGAAGAACCCCGCATGAGCCTGGCCCCCTCCATCACGCAGCAGCAGTTGCTGACCTCGCTGGGTAATTACATCCTCGGCGTTGCGCTGGCTGGCACCTCCGTGATCGTCGGGCAAGTGAACCGCACGCCCACGCCGTTGAATCTCTTTGTGGTCATGACCGTGCTTACCCTCCCGCAGCAAGGCATGCCGAGCACGACCCGGACCAATCCAGTGGGCGATTCCAACACCGGCAGCGAGAATTACCGCGCCGCGACGCGCTGGCACATGCAGATCGATTGCTATGGCGACCAGGCCGGGGAAAACGCCCAGCTCATATCGAAAATGTTCAAGACGAATTATGCTTGCCTTGCGTTGGCGTCGAGCGGGGTGGACATGGCGCCGTTGTACGCGACGGAGCCGCGAAACCTCCAGTTCATCAACGGGGAACAGCAGTACGAACGCCGTTTCAGTTTTGAGCTGGTGGGGCAGTACAACCCAATTATCTCGGTCCCGTTGGAGTTCGCCAACGAACTGGTGATCAACGCGGAATCTGTGGAGTCGCTCGCATGAATACCCGTAATCCTACCCTCTCGCCGATGTTGGAGCTTCTACCATGACCACGCAGTCGATCCCTATTGAACAGCTCGTCAGTGGTACGCCCAGCGTGCTGCCGGCGGGGGGCGGCAACATCAACCAGCTTAACGGTCTGTTGTTGTCCCAAGATCCCGCGACCCCGCAGGGTGTCGTAACGCCGTGGTCCAGCGCCGCAGCCATCGGTGCCTTCTACGGTCTCGCCTCCCCTGAATATGAGGCCGCGGGCTTCTATTTCGGCGGTCCTGCCGGTGCGCGTTCGCTTCCGCAACAGCTGCTGATCGCGGCGTACAACCCCGCCCCAGTGGCCGGCTTCCTACGTAGCGCCCAGGTGTCGAGCATGACGCTGGCCGAGCTGCAGGCGTTGAGTGGTGTGCTAACCATCATCTTTGCCGGCGTGTCCAATACCTCTTCAAGCATCAGCCTGGCCGGCGCTACCAGCTTCACCAATGCAGCCGCGCTGATCCTAGCAGGCTTCACCACGCCTGCCTTCGGGGTCACTTACGATACGCAGCGCGGATGCTTCCTCTTTACCAGCACGGCGACGGGCGCCACCGAGACCGCAACCTATGCCTCCGGGTCACTTGCGGCTGGCCTGTTGCTGACCGCCGCCACCGGCGCCACGATCTCACAGGGTGCCGCAGCGGCCACGCCGGCCACCGCGATGCCGGCGATTGTCGCCATCAACCAGTCGTGGGCGGGGTTCACCACCACCTTCGAGCCAGTGTTGACGGACAAAGAGGCATTCAGTGCATGGACCAACAGCACAAACAAGCGTTACGGTTACTTCGGCTTTGACAGCGACGTGAACGCGCTGATCGCTAACACCACCGAGACGTGGATGTACGCGGTCACCCAGGCCAATGAAAACGGCACGTGCGCCATCTTCGGCAACGCCACCCACGCTGCCGCGGCGATGGGCTGGATGGCCTCGCTCAATTTCACGCTAAAGAACGGTCGCGCCACGCTGTTTGCGCGAGACTTCGCTGGTCTGATCCCGAGTTGCAGCAACGGTGAGCAATCGCTGATTCTGACCGCCAACGGCTACAACTTCTACGGCCTATACAGCGGCTTCAATGGGCAGTACATGTTGCTGCAGAACGGCCAAGTCTCGGGCGTCTACAACTTCATGGACTCCTACGTTCAGCAGATCCAGCTCAATCAGAGTTTGATTGCGGCCATGGTCGAACTGCTGATGACCGCCGGCTTTATTCCGTACAACGCCGACGGTTACAACATGATCAGCGAAGCGGCCCAAGGCCCGATCGCGGCGGCGCTGAATTTCGGCACCATCGTGGCCGGCGTCACGCTGTCCGCGGCGCAGATTCAGGAAATCATCGCGATCATCGGAACGGACGTCTCGGCCGCGATCCAGGCGCAAGGCTGGTATCTGCAAATCGTGGATGCCGCGCCGAGCACCCGATCGACCCGCAGCAGCCCGCCCATGACACTGCTCTACTGCGATGGTGAGAGCATCCAGTCGATTCAGTTCGCATCCATCAACATTCAGTAACTGGAGAGAGCCCATGTCATCGCTTACCTCGGCCTCGGCCAGTTTCCTCCTCACGCTAGCCCCGGCGTTCCCCATCGCGCAAAAGCTGCAGGGATGGGATACCGACGACCAATTTGTCGTGGCCAGTGTCAAGCGCACCCAAAGCAAAATGGGCGCTGACGGTCAGTTCCACGCCGGCTTCATCTATGAGCCGTACGAAATGGACCTGTCGATTTTGCCCGACAGCCCCAGCGTGCTGGTATTCGACGGCTGGGATCAGTACCAGCAGCTGATTCAGGACGTGCTCTACGCGACGGCCTCGATCAGTCTGCCGGCGGTCGGCAAACGCTACATCTGCACGCGAGGCGTGCTCGACACTAACTCCATCGTGCCCGGTGCGAAAAAGATCCTCGAAGTGCAGAAATACAAAATCACGTGGGGCAGCATTGTGCCGGTGGCCCTGTAATGAGCACCGGTCGCAAAACACTGATCTACCGGGCAACGGATCGCCGTGATGAGGGGAAAAAATTCCTCATCACGGAAAAGGATTCCTACGACGCCGAGATGTGGGCCATGCGCGCGTTTTGTGCCATGGCCAACGCGGATATTCCGATCCCGGCCAATATCCGCACGATGGGCGCGGTGGGGGCTATCGGCATGATGATGGGCTTCGTTGAAAAGCTGAAATTTGACGATGCAAAAATCCTGCTCGACGACATGTTCACATGCGTGCAGTTCGTCCCCGATGAAACGAAGATGAGCGCCGACGGCGATGGGGTGTATGCACGTGCGCTAATCGCCAGCGATATCCAGGAGGTGACCACGCGGTTCAAGCTGCGCAAGGCCATCTTTGAGCTCCACGCGGATTTTATCATCGCCGCCATTCAATCGACACTAGCGGATCAGCAAGTGGCGGCGAACACGTCCGCGGGCTGATCGAGTATGAAAACATCCCCAAATCCATCGGCACGATCGTTACCTCCAAACTCGCGACGCTCCATGAACTGAAAACTGTCTACGGCTTAGAGGACATGTGGGATTTCTTGGAAATTATCGCCGTGAACACCCACAATCAGATCATGGTCAATAAACACCGGGAGGCGAAATGAGCAATATCGTTGACGCCTTCTTTGTGTCGTTCGGGCTCGATGCGTCGTTGTACAAAAAGGGGCAAAAGGAAATCGCCGACGCGAACAAGAAAATTCGCGACGAGGAAGCGTCGGCCACCAAGGAAACGCTGCACAATCAGAAACAGATCACCGAGGGTCTCTCCTCCATCAAGGTGGGGCTCCTCGAGGTGCTGGCCGTGGTGGCAGGCGGCATGGGGTTCAAGGCGTTCATCGCGGACAGCATGAACGGACAGGCGGCGTTGCACCGCATGTCGCAGAACCTGAACATGAACGTCAAGGATATTGAAGCGTGGGGCGTCGTGGCGCAGGGCATGGGCGCCAATGCGGAAGATGCGTTCAACGCGCTGCAGACCGTCGCGGGGGGCATGGCCGAGGCGGGCGTCAAGGGGTTCAGCGCCTTCACCGACGCGGCGCGCGCCAACGGCGTAGCGCTGCAGGACACCAAAGGCCAGTGGCTTGATAATGCCGATGTGATGCTGTCGATTGCGCATCGCATGCATCAAATGCCCCGGCAGCAAGCCATGTGGTTGGCGAACCAAATGGGCGTGGGCGCCATGGCCAACACGCTGCTGTTGCCCGAAAAGGAATTGCAGGCGTACTACGACCAGGCCAAGCGCATCGCTGCCGTTACGGACCAGTCAGCCGCCAATGCCGCGCGCCTGCAGATGAAGTGGGCGTTGCTGGAGGAGCGGTTCAAAGCGATCCGTGATACGGCGTGGAGCAAGCTGGAGCCGGTGCTGGAAAAGCTCGGCGATCGTCTGGCCAATTGGCTCGATAAAATCGACTGGGACAAGGTGATCACGCGTATCACCGAGTTTGCAGCGCAGATTCAATCGATCGTCGAGGCGTTCGGCGGTTGGAAAGATGTGCTGTTGATCATCGTGGGCCTCAAGGTGGCCAGCTGGGTGGCCGGTCTCTCCAGCGGTCTTACGGCGTTGCTCCCGATCCTGGCCAGCACTACCGCCGGCATGCTGGCGCTCGTCGCTGCAGCCGCGGCATTAGCGGGCTACGGCATACATAAGGCGATCGAGGGTACGAAGGCCGATGACTTGATCGGCCATGGTGTGGCGATGGTGCTGGGCGGCCTCGGCAATCAGGAAGCGCTTGATGCACAGATGAGCCAGATTCGCGGCGACGCTGCGCTATCGCGCAGCAATCGCTCCGGCCCGCGCGGCATCCGTAACAACAATCCCGGCAATCTCAACTACGTGGGACAGGCTGGCGCGCATCTGGAGGCGCCGGGCGGACGCTTTGCGGCGTTCGGTACCATGACGCAGGGTCTCGGGGCCATGGCCGATCAGCTCGAACGTTACATGATCGGAGGTACCGACACGATTCGCAAAATCGTCAACAAGTACGCCCCCGCCAGCGATCACAACAACGTCAATGCCTACATTGCCGATCTGATGAAACAGACCGGCGACAGTGCCGATCAGAAGCTCGGTGGCGGCGACCTGGCGTCGCTCATGCGCGCCATAATCAACCACGAAGGCAACGGTAAGTTCATCAGTGACGCCGATATAGGAAAGGGCATTCAGTTCAGCGCGCAGCAGCACGCCGCAGCGCGCGCGGGGCACTCGAGCAACACGCGGACCAGCACCAGCACGACCCATATCGATCAGCTAACCGTCGTGCTACCTAATGCGCGCGACGCGCAGTCCATGGCGCAGCAGCTGCCCAACGCCTTGGGGCAGCAATCATTGATCCAGCAATCGAACCGGGGCATTGAATGAGCGCCGTGTTGAATGGGGTGCTGCTCGATGCCGTCGACGTGGCGCGCGTCGTCAATCTGCTGTCGCCCGCGCAGCCGCAGTGGGGCGTGTACAGCACGGGCACCTCCAATCCGGTGATCTTCCCCGACAGCTTCTACAAGGTCGAATTTGACGACGACTCCAGCGCCAGCGATTACCCCGTGGAAAATGGCGGATTCGCCACGTACAACAAAGTGATGCGTCCGCAAGGCGTGCATTTGGTCATGTTGTGCGGTGGGCAGGGAGTCATGTCCCGCCCGGCCTTCATCGCCACGCTCAAGCAGATGAAGGCGTCGACCGAGATTTACGATATCGCCACGCCTAACGATCTGATCACCTCGGTGACGCTCACCCGGTGGAACTACCGTATTGCGGCGGACGACGGCGTGTCGCTGCTCACCGTGGAGGCTATTTTCGAGGAAGTGCGCCAAGCGCCAGCGGCGACGTATTCCACGTCCAATGCGAGCGCCGGCACACCGATCGTCACGAGCAACAGTCCCGATGCGGCTAGCCCCGTGAACACCGGCAGCGTGCAGCCCAGCGCGACGATTACGGACCTGCATCCCACGGTAGGACCGGACGGACAGCCCCTAGGATGAACTACATTCCTCTCCAGCCGCTGGCATCGCAGCAGTTCACCACGACGCTGGCCGGGCAGACATGTCTGATCGCGCTCTATCAAAAGAGCAGCGGTTTGTACATGGACCTCACGGTCAACAACGTGTCGATCCTCAATGCTCAAATATGCTTGGTGAACACGCTGCTCGTGCGTTTCTCGTATCTGGGATTTGTTGGCGACCTGGCGTTTATCGATACCCAGGCCAATGGCGCCCCGCTCGATCCATACTTTACTGGGCTGGGCGATAGCACCGCGCGTTGGCAGTTCCTTTACTTGACGCCGACCGATGTTGCGGTGCAGACGGTGGCCATATGACCGTCAACATGGCCAGCAAGATCCTACAAGTGCAATTCGCGCTGGATGGCGATACGTTCGATGGCAGCAACAACACGATCACCGTAAGCGGGCTGCGCACTAGCTGCGTGGTCAACAGCTATAACGGGAGCATTGGGTCATTCGCCTCTAACTTGAGTTTGAGCATTAGCGGCATGGCCAATCGCGACATGGCCAAACTGAGCACGCTGGGATTTAGCAGTGGCATTTACAACAAAAACCTGATCACTGTTTCTGCGGGCGATTCGCTGAGCAGCTTGGTCCAGGTCTTTGCCGGCGGTATCACTTACGGAAACGCCGACTATAACGCCATGCCACAAGCGCGCCTCGACATCGTGGCCAGCGCCATGGCGTCGCTGCAGTTCGCCCCGGTAGCGGCGTCCAGCTTCCAAGGGACGCTCAGCGTGGCCGCGATGATCGAGGCGGTCGGCAAGGCATGTAATCCGCCGATGGCGTGCGTCAACAACGGCGTTACGGCCACACTGAGTAACCACGCGGTAGGGGGTTCGGGTGTTGATCAGATTGAGGATATTTGTCAGGCGTCTGGCACGCAGTTCAAAATCGCCAACGGTCCCTCGGGTCAGCCTACGATTTACCTATGGCCGCAAGGTTCCACGGCAGACGCGCAAGTGGTATCTGTAAACGGGTCTACCGGGATGATCGGCTATCCTACGTACTCGTTTCGGGGGCTCGACGTGCGATCGTATTTCAATCCGCAATTAGAGATCGGGCGTCAAGTCATGGTGACCAGCACGACGCCGCCGCCGGCCGCCAATGCGCCGCAGCAGACGCCGGGTATGGGACCGTCCCCGGGGGCCAGTGGTACGTTCTACGTATGGGGCGTCACCCACAATCTGTCGAGCGAAACGGTCAACGGGCCGTGGGAAACGATGGTCAACCTAGGGAACAACAACACCAGTGCCCGCGGATAATTTCAACACGTTCAACAATTCCAGCGCGAGCGGTGATCAACACGCGGCGCTGAAATTCTGGCTGCGCCGGTCGCTGGCCCAAATGCGCGTGGCCTCCATCGTGCGCATCAAAACGGTTTACAACTCCGGGGGCGTTGCGGCGTCCGGCATTGTCGACGTGCAGCCACTCGTGCAACAGATCGATGGGCAGGGTAACGTGTACGCGCTGCCGGTGATCTTTGGCGTGCCCTACTCTCGGCTGCAGGGCGGCACCAATGCGGTCATCTTGGATCCGCAGGTAGGTGATATTGGCTGGTGCATTTTCGGAGACCGCGATCAGTCCGCGGCGATCGCCAGCAAGGGCCTGTCCATCCCGGGCAGTGACCGCCGGCATAGCCTCTCCGATGCCATGTACGTGGGCACCGGACTCACCGGCGTGCCGACGCAGTATGTGCAGTTTTCGAGCGCCGGGGTCGATATCGTGTCGCCGACGGCCGTCAAAGCCACCGTGGATGGGTGTTCTTTCACGCTCAATGCTTCGGAGTTCGTCGCCAGCGCGGGCGGGTCGTCTATGACCATCAATGCCAGTGGCATTGCCTTCGTCGGCCCGGTGACCGGCAACGAGACGGCGACATTCACCGGCGAAGTCGAGGGCAACAACATCAAGCTTTCCGTGCTCCAAGTGAGCGGCGTGCAGACCGGTAGCGATATCTCCGGCCCACCGGTGCCCGGCACATGACCGTTACCTACCAGTTAGACCCTATTACGTGGGACCGCGTCGTGGGCCCCGACGGCAATTACGTGCTGATCAGCGACGGCGCACAGATCGCGCAAGATGTGCAGTGTGCTATCCGAACGTTCTTCGGAGAGTGCTGGTATGACACGACGCAGGGTGTGCCCTATCGCGAGAGCATTTTGGGCGTCTGGCCACCACCAGCGACCAGCTTTTTGAAGGCGCAAATCGTTCGGGCAGCTGCTACAGTGCCCACCGTCACCGCCTGCACTGTGACTCAGTTGCAGCTGGTTAACCGCCGCATGACGGGAGTGGCGCTCGTGAGCACGACCGTAAGCGCAGTCCCCATTGAGGTGGTTTTCTGATGGCCATTACAACCAACGTTCCCGCCATCCAATTTACGCCCGGCGGCGTGGTGTTGCCCACTGAGGCGGAGATTCTCGCAGGCGTCCAGGCGGATCAGAACGCCGCGGCCGGCGGATCGCTCAGCAGCACCCTTACCTCACCGCAGGGGCAGGAAGCGCAGAGCGCTACGGCGATCATCGGCGCCAAGAATGGCGAGATCGCTTTCCTCGTGAATCAGTTTGACCCGGACAACGCTTCCGGCAAGTGGCAGGACGGTCTCGGTCAGCTCTATTTCATGACGCGCATTGCCGCGTCGGGTTCCGTGGTGCCAGTGCTGCTGACGGGTCTTGTCGGTGCCACGGTGCTGGCCGGTGCGTTGGTGCAAGACCCATCCGGCTACCTGTGGTCGTTGCTGGCTGACGCTACGTTCACCGTTTCCGGCAACGTTACCGCCGATTTTCAGTGCCAGACAACCGGGCCGATCGCATTGGCCAATGGCGTCTCGCTGATCATCTACAAGGCGCAGGTAGGTTGGGAAACGGCCACCACGTCGGGCACGGCGGTGCCTGGCAACGATGTGGAGAGCCGCGCAGATTTCGAGTGGCGCCGACAGAACAGCGTGGCCTCCAACTCGCAAAACTGCGTCGATGCAACATTGGGCAGCGTGTTGGCCGTGCCTGGCGTGCTGGACTGCTATGTGATTGACAACCCGCAGCCCACGACGGTTAACACCGGGGTCACCAATTACCCCGTAGTGCGAAACTCCATTTACGTGGCCGCGGTCGGCGGTGCTGCGGCTGACGTCGCGCAAGCGATATGGGTCAAGAAACCACCCGGCTGCAACTATAACGGCAACACGAGTTTCACCGTTACGGACACCGCCAACACGGGGAAACCGACCTACGTGGTGTCGTGGGAAACGCCAACCAGTGAGCCGGTATTCATTACAGTGAACATCGCCAACAACCCGAACTTGCCGAGCAATATCATCGCGCTGGCGCAGGCCGCGGTGCTTGCAGCGTTCAATGGGCAGGATGGCGGCTCACGCTCGCGCATCGCATCGACCACGTATTCAGGCCGCTTCTATGCGGGGCTCTACGCGATCAACCCCAACGTCAATGTGGAGTCGGTGTTCTTGGGGCTGAGCGCCTCGCCAACTGCAACCGCCCTGGCGATGGGCATTGATCAGAGCCCAACACTGGCGCAGTCCAATATCGTCGTGAACCTCATCTGACGATGCGCGATTTCACCGCCACCCTCCTATCCCAATTCGCAACGAGCCCGAGCATTACGGCAGACGTTGCGAATTGGAACGCATGGATTCGCCCAGATATCGACCTCGACAACTTCTATAGCTACGTGTGGAATGTGCAGACGGCGCAGGGATTCGGCCTCGATATCCTCGGGCGCATCGTGGGCGTTACACGCAACATTACGATCCCCGGGGTCAATGTCGATTTCGGATTCAAGGAAGCGTTACCCGGCAGCTACGGTTTCGGGCAGGCACCGTTCTACAACGGGCAGTCCACGAGCAGCGTTTATCAGCTGGCCGATGATGCTTTCCGCACCCTGATCCTCGCGAAAGCCGCCATCAATATCTGCAGCTTGACTTGTCAGAGCATCAACGCCCTGCTCCAGCTGCTTTTTCCCGGTCGCGGCAATTGTTTCGTGGTGGATCTGGGTAATATGCAGATGCGCTATGTGTTCGAGTTTCCCTTGCAACCGTGGGAGTTGGCCATCGTCAATGGCGGGTTCTTGCCGCGGCCGTCCGGGGTGCTGGCAACGGTGCAAGTGATCCCGGTTACAGTGACTTTCGGATTCTATGAAGGCGGTTATCCACCTTTCGGTTTCGGCAATTTTTTCTACTAGGACTCGCCATGTTACTCGCCAATATCCCCACCCTAGTTGCCGTGCCTTTCGCCAGTGGCGCCGGCAGCAGTTACATAAATCCGATCCCAGTGGCGTCGCAGATTGGCGTAGGCGACGGCAGCGCCGCCTCCATGACCACGGGTTTCCCGCCTAAGACGTTTCTCCCGGAAGATGCGGGCGGCATCCCTCCGCATGGCGGGGACTTCAATGGTGTGCTGAATCTGGGTAGCGCGATTGATCAGTGGTCGCAGGCGGGCGGCGGGTATCCCTACAACGCTACGTTCTCCGGCACGGTGGGAGGCTACCCGAAAGGTGCCATCATCCAGCGCAGTGACGCTACGGGCGATTGGATCAGCACGGTAGACGGCAACACCACCAATCCCGACACGGGCGGTGCCGGCTGGCTCCCCTACGGCGGATCGACGCAGATCTATGTGCAGGCTCTCACGAATCTGAGCGTCACCGCGCCGATCTTGAGCGCCGCCTGCCCCATCATCGTGCTCACCGGTGCGCTGACCGCGAACGTCAATTTGGTGCTGCCCGCGTGGGTGAGCAATGAGTGGTTGATCTCCAACCAGTGCACCGGTGCTTTCACCGTGACCGCAAAGACGGCGAGCGGCTCAGGCGTCGCGGTGGCGGTGGGTAGCACCACGGTATATTGCTCGTCGGCCGGCATTCAGTCGGGATCGGCGTCGTCGGGCACTGTGGTTTCTGTGGCGGTCACTCCGGCCAATGGAGTATCCGCGGCTAACGTTGGCACGGCTACCGCGCCAGTATTCGCTTTCACGTTAGGTAGCATCACTCCCGCTCTAGTGAGCGCCGGGGGAGCCGTGACAGGGGGTGCGACTCAAGCAATCTCTGTGATGGAAACTGCTACGGGCGGATTAGGAGGACTGGGTGTCAATACCTCCAGCAGCAATGCGTTCAACAGCGCCTTTATGTACTTCAACAACACCGGTAAATTTGCTGGGTATTTCGGCATCGGCAATGACAACAATTGGCGCGTCGGTGGCTGGTCCATGGGTGCGGTGTCGTACCGCGTCGTTCACGAGGGGCTTAGCGCCGTCAATTTCGCCGGCAGCATCAGCTACACCACCAGTGACGCCACCCTTTGCGACCGCCGATACAAGGAAAACATTCATCGCGTTGACCCGCGTCCGTTGCATCGGCGTCTGCCCTTCTACGAATACACCCGTAAAGATATCGCGCCTGGCCAACCAGGTCACCGCGCACGTAGCGGCATGGCGCAGGATGCACGCAAGATTGACCCGGACCTTGTGCAGCCGTGTCCCGCGCCGGCCGGTAGCCCGCTCAAGCATAAAGATTTTCTCGGCATGCACAAAACCGATATCGCCTACGAAGAGGCGATGTATGCAGGCCTGGCCACCGATCGCCACGAACGGCTGATTGCGAAGCAGGCACGGCTTATCGAACGCCTGACCAAGCAAGTGGCGAAGCTGAGCGCACGTGCATGACCGTCGGTAAAGCCTCCGCCGGTGTCGACCTTGACGCGATCTTTGATCTATACGTCGAGGGCACACCCGTGGGCGCCACCGGGGAAACGTATGGGCCGATTGGGTCCGCTTCCGATATCGGATACCGCTACGCCCCGCTGATCTACGGCACGATGGCGGCGCCGACCCACATTTATGTCATGCGCGGCGGCGTGCCTACTGACCTCAATCAGCTGTTTGCGGCAAAGGGTACTGCGAGCTACGCCTTGTCCATCAACGGCCAAACCTTTGCGCAAGCGGTGCGTATCGGGTCGGGTTCGGGCAGCGCAACGATTCAATTCAATGTGACCACCTCGGGGTGGCAGGTAGTGGGTAGCGGGTTCGGTGGCGTGCTCACGCCGGCCGCCGGAACGCAGGCCAGTGGCGCCAATCCCGCGGGGGCAGTGACAGCTCAGCTCAATGGTACGCTTGTCCCGGGATTCAATGCCGGCACCTATGCGACCAATGCCGCGAGCCCTTTGGCGATCAGTTCCAACCCGGGACTATCGGTGACGGCCTCGGGCGGTGTGACACCCGGGAAAAACTGCCACTACACGACGGTGATCAATTTCTTCAATTCCAGCGGTACCAACATCTCGTCGACCACTATTCTCCTTGTTGCTTCTGAGGGCGGCTAAGTCATGAAAGCTATCAATACTCCCGCCCCGATCGTTACGCCGTGGGGCGTTGATGCGGCCTTTATCGCCGCGATTCCGGTGGCGTCGCAGGTATCCACGATCCCCAACGGTGCCTCACTCATGGATGGATTTCCGGTCTCATGCTTCCAAGACCCAGAAGCCGGCGGCTTGGCTCCTCGAGGCGTGGATTTCAACGGCATTCTCAACCTGCTATCACAGTCGCTCGTGTGGGCGCAGGCCGGCGGCCAGTACGTCTACAACGGCACCTATCAGACGGCGATCGCGGGATACCCGCAGGGTGCGCTTATCGCGCGCACGGATCTGTCCGGCTGGTGGGTCAACCAGGTGGATCAGAACACCACCAATCCCGAGGCACTCGGCGCCGGTTGGGTGCCGTTGAGCAACCCCGCGGCGCCGCTGGCCATTGCACTGACGAATGCCAATGTGACGCTGACCGCGCTGCAGGCCGCCGCATTGGAGTTCACACTTACCGGCACATTGACGGCGAATGTTGAGCTGATCGTACCGGCATGGATCGGAACACGTTGGATCATCAACAACAAGACGACCGGGGCATTTACGGTCACGGTTCAAACAGCTGCCGGCACGGGCGTCATCCTGCAGAGCGGCACCACCCAGGTGCACAGTGATGGCACAAACGTGGTGCTGAGCGTGGCCTTTTTGCAAAACGGCACGAGTGCGGTGCTGCGCCCTTTCCAAGATAAAAGCCGCGATACGGTCAGCGTCCGCGATTACATGACGCCCGCGCAGATCGCCGATTCCCTGACAGGATCCCCGACGCTCAACACCAACGCATGCTTCGTTGCGGCGTGCACCTACTTGCAAGCTTTGGGCGGTGGAACGCTGGACATTGAGGCGGGTACCTACCTTGTGGGTGCCCAGACCTTTGCCGGCACGACGGGGCTCGGGTATTCCTATCTCGGCATTGCGCCGATCAGTTTTTCCGGCTTGACCCACCCCATCAAGATTCGCTGCAAGGGTGCCGTGCTGACGATGGCAGCAGGGCTGAAATTCGGTTCTTACAATCCCACCACCGGTGCTTCGTACACGCCCACGCTGCCCTTCACGAATACCGACTATCAAGCATCCGTCGGCAATTTCATGCAGTTCACCAACTGCGCCTCGGTGGAAGTAGACAGCGTGGAATTGAATGGCAACGCCGCGGGTGCGGTGCTGGGCGGCCAGTGGGGCGACACGGGGTATCAATGCCCGGGCAGCGGCATCAGCGTGCAGGGATGCAATAACGTTACGCTCAAAGACGTTTATGCCCACCACTGCTGTCTTGATGGTCTCTATGTGGGGTACCAGTCGCTGACGGAAACATCCCCCATTTACCCGCATACCCTCATCGGTTGTCGCTCCGAGTTCAATAGCCGACAAGGTTTGAGCTGGACAGGCGGGACACATATCGAAGTGCTCGGCGGTTCCTACTCCAACACCGGCAACAACGGCTCGATCGCTTCCGCGCCGATGTGCGGCATCGATGTCGAGCCGTCCAGCACCGTATGCAAAAACGGTACGTTCGTGGGCGTGCAATTCATCAACAACGCAGGCGGGAATCCTGGCAGCAATGCCAACCGTCCGGACATCCAGTTCGTCAATTGCCGGTTCGTGGGTACCACGAACTATTCATGGTTCGGCGGTGGCAACTGTGAGGGATGCACTTTCGAGGGTGAGACGGTCATCGCGGCACCCAGCTATTTTCACAACTGCCAATTGACGATGGCACCCATTAGCGCGGCGACGCTATACGGCAACTACGCCTGCACGGCTGGCACGACAGCGGGCTACGCGATTTTGGACGGGTGCACGATCAACGCGGGATTGCTCGGGGCGTGTTTCAACAGCGGCCTGACGACCACGCTGCAATACAATAACTGCACCCTGATCGGCACCAGCCAGACGCTCCACTCAGACTTCACGGGCTCTGTGATCACCGGGTTAGTGACCACGACGGGCGCGACGATCTCCAGCGACCTGAGCGCGCTCACCTCCTCCGGCGTGGGCGTCCTGCAGTGCACGCAATATGCCTCGGTGGCGAATACCTACACCGAGCGCACCGGCACGACCACGACGGGCCTGCTTTACAACTCCTCGGGAGACGGCAATTTTCGCGTCTATGGCGGGGCGTACTGGGTCAATGGCAAACGCGTGGTCGGTGCGCAAATCACCGGGTACGGTACGCCGACAGGGGGTGTGCGCATCTCCAATTTCCCCGGTGCCTCGGCAACCTTGGTGCAATGCTCGGAAGCTATCGCACAACTCATCGCGGATTTTGAGACCCACGGTATGTTGGGCGTGTAATCACTTCCTGAAACGTTTGCCGCGCCACCCTCCGCGGGCGAAGATGGGCCACCCTGTCGCCCACGGGGGCATCGTGTTCATCTCGCGCTCAAATTCTTCGACGCTGCCAAACCCCTCGGGGATCTCCGCGACGTTTTCATCATAGACGTGCAGCACGATCGGGTAGCCCGCCGCTTCCTGGCGCAGCTTGCCGTGACGCTGAATATCGTTGGCGACGGCCTGGCACGCATTCTCGATACAGATGCCGGCGTAGAGCGGCATATCGATCCAGCCGTAGGGGCCCTTCTTGGGATTGGTGTTCCACCCCTTGAAAGTGATCGCCAGTCCGCGCCAGTCTTGCGGCGCCGGGTAGATGCGTGGCTGATGATAGGGAATGCGCCGGCCGCTGGGCAGCTCCATATAGAGCACGCGATCGTAGACAAACCAGGTCAGGCCGCTGAATGTGCCGTCGAGCCGGTGCACCGCGTACCGGTAGCCCGGGTTTTGGATGGCGGCGATCGCCATGCCCTCCATGCCGTGCAAATACGTGTGGTTATCCCACGGCTTCGCGCCAAGCGTCTGGGCCTGCACGGCTTCCCACGTGGGGCCGCTGCACGCCATGCCCCCGGCGGCGAGCGCCTGACGGTGCCACGCGATGATGGCGGGGTGGGCCTTCTGGCCGCCGGCCAGAAACACGATCGAGGGAGAGGCATGGCGCCACGCCAAAATGTCGGCGATGATCTCCTCATCCGTTCCTGGCATATCGAATGCCTTCGCTGATCCGAGCCACCCCATGTACCCGAAAGCGAGCTCCGCGATCTTGCCTTTCTTCCGCAAGGGATGGTGATCCCCCGTGGTTGCTTTGCAGTCGAGAATCGTCTGTAGCGGCACCTTGAACATCTGGCTGGCCGACGCTTCGTAGATCTTGCCGTGAGTGCGGAACACGTCGATACGCCACTGTTCCCCGGATAGCATCGCGTTGACCACGGCTTCAATCGCCGAGTAGTCGCTGCCCACCAGGTCATGGCCGGGCGCCGCGGTGAAGAGACCGCGCAAGCATCCGCTGATGACGCCCATGGCGTCGCCCCAAATGCGCTCGAGGTACTGCAGGTTGCGCGAGCGGATGATGTCTAGCGCATCGTCGGCCGCCTCCACGTTCCAATCAAACTTCCGGGCGTCAGGCGCGCGCACCGTGTTGCAGTGGGGGCACGTCGTGCGCGGCGCCGGGTACCAGCGCGTACACATGGCGCACTGGTAGCACTCCGGCCCCGAGTTGGGCAGATTGGTGGGCTGCGGGCCGTTGCCGGTGGGGCGCCCCGTGCGCGCGCCGTGGAACGTAAAGAGGTCGTGGAGGCGATCGGCGAGCGTCGCTTGGTTGAGGATTGCAAATACCTTTTTGACGCTGGCGCTGCCCACCGTCGCGCGGATCTCCAGCACGCGAGTGCAGATCGGCACGTTGGAACAAAAGCGTACCGAGTCATCAACCAGTGGGGTGGCGCGCAGGTGCTTCAACGCCAGTTCTACGCTCTCTTCGTCCAGCGAGGTGAGATAGACGTTGTGCGCCGCCAACCATCCGAGGATCTGTTGCACCTTGCTGGCGGCGTCGATCCCGGTCAGCTGTCGCAACTCGATGTTGTAAAACTCCAACGCCTGCTCCACCAGGTCGGCACACGCTTGAGCACTCTCCCGGTCGATATGCACGCCGCGCTCGTTGATAGCTTGGTCGAGCAGCCAGTATTCCAACTCGGGCGCCGGCAGATCCGGCACACGCCTCGACACCTCGGCCTCCGCCGCAATGTCCGTTTCGTTGTATGCCTGATAGTCCAGTGCGTCGCTCGGTGCATCGTCGAGCCGGATCCGGGTGCGTGGGTCGGCCTTCGTGGGATTGCGCGGCATGGAGAAAATGTTCATCAACGCCTTGCCGCGCTTGTCCTTTTGGATGGGCGTCTGCAGCACGCCAGCGACGTCGTCCAACGCGGGAGGCAGTGACCACGCGCGGCACTTGGCCATCGAGCAGCGCAGCTGATCGGGGCGCAGCGGAGGGAAGCCCAGCTTCACCGCCACGCGACTCCAGATCTTGCGCTCGAACCCGGCGTTGTGCGCCTCGAGCAGCTGCCCGCGCTGAATGTGGTCGACGAGGTCCGCCGGCAGCGGTTGGCCCTGGCGCCACCGTCGACGCCCGCGACCGTCTTTCAGATCGTAGGCCAACATCAGCAGCTCGGCGGTGGGGTGCTCCGCATAGCAGGCCGCCCCTGTAACGGGTAGCCCCTTCTTGCCTTGCGAGGCGTGCGGCAAGCAATCCCACTTGCGGGAGCCGGCATTCCACACGTAGCCCGCTTGGCTATACGTCTCCACATCGATATCCGGCAGGATCGTGGCGTAGCCAAATCCCGCCGGCACGCATTGGCCCGCGAGCAGCTCCGTCACGCCGCACCCACCGGTGGAATGTTGAACCAGCGCGTCATCTTGTCGAGCAGCCCGGCCACTGCGGACGCCTGCAGGAAGAAACTAGCGTCACCCGGGTTGCGGCCATCTTCCTCGTCGTCCTGCAAGTCAAACTTCAACTTGCGCAACACGAGATTCTCATCGAGCACAAATTGCAGTCCCTCGATGCCGAGCGCCAGACGTTTGACAGTTTTGCCGCCGCTCAGGCTCTCGAAAATCTCATCGGTCTGCAGATCTTGGCGACGAAAAATCGCCCGCGGGCCTGACGGGGCAGCACGATCATTGAGTTCGCATTCATCGCCGAGTGCCACTTCGACGGGGGCTCCCATGTAGTTGTCGAGCCATGCGGTCATCTCGGTGCGCGGCGACAGCTCCGGCGCAGGCGGCACGACCGGCAGTGAGCCCAACGCCTCGCGCAATTGCCCCACGACGTGCAGCGCCTCTTTGGGGCTTGCGGTGTCGAGGCACAACCACCCCAACGACAGATCAAACCAACCGTAGACACGCTTATAGCGGATCGGGGCATGGGGGAGCAGGCGCGCAATGATGTCGTCACGCATGCGCTTACGCTCACGGCCGCCGACCTTGCGCCCCTCCAGCTCGGCGATGTTGGCCACGGTGCGGTCAAGCGTGCGATTGACATGGGACATCTGCAGCTGACGCGTGCCGGTCTCCACGCAAAACTGCAGGCGTGTGCCTACGTGGCGGACGAAGTGCGCGCCATCGATCATGGCGAAGCCACTGGTTTGTAACGTGGCGGGACCGGGATCAAAGAACGGGTATTGCGGCACGACCTCGGCGAGCCGGGTCAGCACGTCCAGGCCCGTGACGGAGCCGAAACGAAACAGCGTGAGATTGCGAGGGGTCATAACTCGGGCTCCGTGAAAAGACCCGGCGCAGCAGGGGGATATCCACTGCGCCGGGTAAAGGTCGCACCCGTGTTACGGGGTGAGTATACCCGCAGTGATCAGCTGCTCGTCACTCCACCCGGCGGCGCGGTAGGCGTCGTAAGTGGTCATGGCCAGTGCGGTCAATTGTCTAACCGGCGCTGCGGGGGGTGCAGGTGGTGCGGGAGGCGTGGCCGGCGGCGTTGGCGCTGCGGGGGCCAGTATCGCCGTATTGGGCACCGTAGGCAGCGGAGGCGGCGGTACAACAGCCGCGGGAGTGCTGGGCGGTGCCGGTGGACCCGGCGGGGGCGGCGTGGCTGCAGCGACCGTGACAGGGGCCAATGCACCGGCGGGCACTTCGGAGGCACCGGCGGGGAGTGGCGCTTGGCCAAAGCCCACCGACGCCGCGTCCATGCCGAGCTGAATTTCGGTGCCGAATGCTGAGTACGCGACCATGTTGTAATTCAGGTAGACGCCCGGATTGCCGGTGCTTTTGTTGCCCGCCACGCTGCCCGCCACTTGGATGAAGTAGCCGGCCTTGATCGTGTCCGGCGGGATCGCCGAGCTACCGTCGCGGTTGAACGTCTTGGGCGGATTGGAGCCACCGAACCACACGACCCAGTGACCCGGGTAACCCTCGGCCTCGCAGGGCTTTTTGCCCTTCTTGTTCGGAACCTGGCTATCGCCGTCTTGAATCTTCCACGAGAAACCGGGAGCGTTGCCCTGTCCGGCGGGCCATGCCGCGTGGCCAGCGGCCCAAATGATGGCGCCCCATGCCGTGTTCGCCCAGTGCGTATGGCCGGCTTCCTTGGCGAACGCTACGCCGAAATTCCACTCGGTGCGCGGCTGGCCAATGTTGTCGCCGGACTTGTAGACAATCGGCCGGCCTTCGTAGTCGGTGCTGCGACCCTGAGAAACACTACCGCCCACCAAGCGGCCAACAGGGAAAAGAATCGGTGTAGCTTGATCAGACATAAGGTATCCCTCTAGTTGCGAATCGCCAGCCATGCGGCCAGCCGTGTGAAAATGGGGGTGTCGCCGCTACTACCTGGCGCATCGACGGTGTCAAGAAACTGGTGCACGGTGTCGCGTTCTGTAACGTTCTGCGTAATCTCAGAAACGCAGCTGTTGTAATTGAAGCGCAGCAACTCGATTTCTTGCTCGAGGGCATCGTGTTTAGCGTGCCACTCGTTAGAGCTGCGTTGCGCGTCGCGCAGTTCACTCTGCGCTTTGATGCGCCCTTGCACCTCGGTCGCTAACGAGTTTTTATAATCGTCGATACGTGCAGTGGCGTCGCGGAGCACTTGCGCTGCGGTGTCGATCTGCTCTCGCAGCGCGCGCTGCGCTTTGAGGCTCAACGGCTTCTGTTTTGCTTTGCGCTTGATCATTTTGAGTTCCCAAAAAGTTTGCGGGCGGCCTTGGTGTCGGCCGGCACAACGCGGAGTTCACCGCGTGGAGTATCAGAGTATTTCATAATGACGGCTTCGTCAATACCGAACCCCACCGCCTGTTTAGGCGTGACCAAGGCCGGCTTGGCGAGGTCCACACCGAACAATGCGCCGAGGTCCAGCACCTCCCGCACCGGCTTGGTCCAGCGTTGCCGCGTGGTCGCCGCCTCGAGTTGGAACATCGGCACATCCACTCCGGCTTTGATGCGCGCCATCACTTGCGCTTCCAAGCCCGCATGACGCGCCTCGAGAGCTTTACGTGCGCGGCTCAGCTTCTGAAACTCACGCGCCAAGGGGCCGGGCGCCAAGTCAAACGGCACGCTGTCCCCCGTGATGGCCAACGCTTCGTAGCCAGCACGCTGCAGCGCATCGCAGCGGTGCGACGCGGGGCAATCGATGCACTCCTCGTTGACCACACATTGGCTGTCCGGGCCGATGTCGTGCGCCACGCTGCTCATCGTGTTGAAGTAGCTGCGCAGATCCGAGGCTCGGATTTCCCATGTGCGCACCGGCTGACCGCGGTAGAAGCACCGTGGCTGAACGATGTGCATACGCACGAGAATCAGCTGATCCGCCAAGCCGTCCAGGTGCTCGAGGATGGCGGCCACGTAGGCAATCAGTTGCCAGCACTCGAACACCTCCACGTATCGGTGGCCGAATTTGTAATCGAACAGGTCGAGGATGTTGACGTCAAAGCCCCACGAGTCGGGCGTGCCCCACAAATCGGGGTGCAATCCCGCAGCCGCCGCACGCTGCTCCACGTGCAGGCCGTCGCGCCACGTCGCGCCACGCACGGCTTTGATGTGGTCGGCATAGAGCGCGGCGCCCTCCAGCATCTCCACCGTGATGGCGACGCCGTTGGGCGCAAGATCCCCTTCGCGCGGTATCGGCATGTCACACAACATCTGCGCGGCCACCCAGTGTGCGGCGGTACCCTCGGCGGCTTCCTCGCTTTCCGGTTCGGGCGGCGTGGCTTCAATCATTGCAACGCTGCCTTTACACACCATCCAGCGCGAAGCGGAGCTCGGGGCAAGTCTGGCGTGGTCGTCACTCATACGGAGGGGAAGAAATGCGCGTTGAATTGAGCGATGGCCGCGGGGTTGGTCACAATCTCGCGCAGATTGGCCACCTGCAGTTGCGTGACCAAGTAGTTATCGATATCCACTTTGGAGATTTTCCCAGTTGTGACGGCTTCCTGCACGCGGCCGACCAAGGTGGGGAAGTCGATAACGGTCGGTGCCGCGGGCGCTGGCGGTGCGGGTGGCGCAGGGGGCTGGGCTTCGGCCATCGCATTGGCGACGGGTGGCGCAACGGCTCGGCCTTGGCGTGCATCATATTCCGCGCGAACACTCTCAACGAGGTGTTCTTGCACGCCACGCTTCAATTTCCACGTGTTATCCGATTGGATGCGTGCGCGGCTCGATGCGTGGATGCGCTCATCCCATTCGTAGCCTGCCGAGTCAACGACTGGGACACGGCCGGTCGCCGCATTGGGGGCAGCTGGCGCGACCGGCGGCGGAGGGGCAGGCGGGACGACGTTCGGTGCCAAAGTAACCGGCGGCGCCGCGGGGGCAATCGGCAATGGTGCGGCAACCGCAGGCGTATCGGCAACACTCGGCGCCAAAGGGCCGCCACCGCCAAAGGTCGCACGGGCCGTGGCGATATCGTCTTGCAGGCCGACCGCTTCGCCGAGGGCCGCGGAGGGATGCTCCGACTCCTCCAGCTTTGCTACGGTTTCGCGCAACGCTTGTTCGAGCTGCGTACCGTCGAGCTTGAGCGTGATCTCATTCTCATGCGATGAGACGCCACCGAGGGCCAATACCGCATTGGACAATCGGCGGGCCTCGCTGGCGCTGAGCTCCCCATCGATGTTAATCGTTACGTTGATCATACTTGCGACCTCTTGAGTGTTTTGGGTTGACTGCCGACGAAGCCTAACCCCATAATGACGGCATCGTCAATAGGGAATTTTTCATGCCTGCACTGCGCGCCCCCCAAGCCAAACTTAAACAGGGCATTCAGTCCGCATGGAGTAGTGGCGCTCAGGTAGTGATGGCGGTCGGCCCGACCGGATTCGGAAAAACCGTCACGTTTGCGGATCTCCTCCTCGATGAATCGGATGCTACCGCCGCCATCGCTCACCGTCGCGAATTGGTAGGACAGATGTCCCTGGCGTTGGCACGTAACGCGGTGCGACATCGTGTCATCGGCCCCAAGGAGTTGTGTCGTCAGATCGTTACCGCCCACATGGCGGAGTTGGGGCGCAGCTATTACGACCCGAGCGCGAAATGTGGCGTGGTGGGCATTGACTCACTCCCCGGTCTCAGTGCTTGCGATCCATGGTTGGGGCAGGTGCGCATGTGGGTGGGCGACGAGGGCCACCACTTTTTGCGCGACAACAAATGGGGCCGCGGCGTGGCGCTTTTCCGTCGCGCTGAGCGCGGCGTGTTGTTCACGGCGACCAGCTTTCGCGCCGACCGCAAAGGGCTGGGCCGCGGCGTGTTGCTGCCAGACGGCGTGACGTGGAGCAATGATGGCATCGCGGATGCTCTCGTGCTCGGGCCGACGATGGGAGAGCAGATCGCGCAAGGGTACCTCACCAATTTCAGGCTGTTTACGCCGCCCTCCGATGTGGACTACTCAGACGTTAACGTGACTGACTCGGGCGACTTGTCCCCGGTCAAGCTTCGCGCGGCGGTGCATCGCTCGACGCGGTTCGTCGGTGACATCGTGGCGGAATACCTACGCATCGCGCCGGGAAAACTTGGCGTCACGTTCGCGGTGGACGTCGAGTCCGCGACGAAAATAGCGGTTGCTTTTCGCATGGCGGGCGTGCCGGCGGAAGTGGTCAGCGCCAACACCCCCGACGGCTTGCGACGAAACATTCTGCAACGGTTTCGTCGTCGCGAAATACTGCAACTCATCAACGTGGACCTCTTTGGCGAAGGTTTTGACTTACCGGCTATTGAAGTCGTCAGTATGGGGCGCAAGACCGAAAGTAAGGCGCTGTTTGATCAACAGTTCGGCCGCGCGCTGCGCCTTATGGTGGATGAAGATGTCGGCCGCGGGTGGGAGGAGCACACCGTAGAAGAGCGTCTCGCCCACATCGCCGCGAGCAGCAAGCCCTACGCCATCATCATCGACCACGTGGGGAACATTGAACGGCACCTCCCGCCCACGGCGCCGCGTTATCACACGCTGGCGCGAGGGGATCGGCGCATCAAATCCGATTTCACTGATGCCATCCCGATGCGCACCTGCCTCAATCCCGATCCCGTGTGCGCGGCATCGTATGAACGCGTGCTCAAAGCGTGCCCGATATGCGGATTCGTGCCGGAGCCGGGACGCCGCGATGGGCCGCAGTACGTCGACGGGGTGTTGCACGAGCTGTTGCCCGACGTGCTGGCCGCGATGATCAAGGCGCGGGATTTGCGCGACGCCCCGCCGCTCTACCCCGCCAATAGCAATATCGTTATCTCCGCGGGCATCCGCAATCGCCACGACGAGGCGCAGCAGGCCCAGGCGCGGCTACGCAAGGCCATGGCACTGTGGGCTGGCCACCGAACTGGGCGCCTCGGTCAGCCGCTCGATGAGGCGCAGCGCCGGTTTTATTACATGTTCGGCGTGGATGTGCTCACGGCCCAAGCATTCCCCCGCGCCGAGGCCGAGGCGCTGGCGCTACGTATCGAGACAAAAAACGCTATTGACGGCCTCGTCACTATGGGCTAGCCTTCGCCTAACTTATGGGAGAGCACCCGTGGATCGTGGCATAAAAGAAATGATCGAAGAGATGCAAAGCCTACTCGATGATATGCACGGCATCGAGGAAACTTGCGACTCCTTAGAAGCATCGCGGGATGAGGCGGTGGGAGAGCGGGACGACTTGCAAGACCAGATCAACACTAGCTATGTGGAGATCGAAGCGCCCCGCGCCGTGCTATCCCTGATCGATCGCGGGTACCTCGTGCTGATCGATCCGGCCTACCAGGTAGAGATTGACGATTTGCGAAAGGCGTGCGGGCTATGAATGTCTTTTACGAATGGGCCGCTGCGTGGGGCATTCCGCCGGGCGCATTGAATGATCTGCGCAAGCGGCTTATGGCCGGGGATGAAGTGCCGTTAACGCCCGGCGTCAGTGAGGCGGCGGTTCAGAACCAAGTGCGCCTCGAGGCCACACGCAAAGGCGGCCGGTTGTGGCGCAACAACGTGGGGGCGCTGCCCGATGCACGCGGCGTGCCGGTGCGCTATGGCCTGGCCAACGATTCGGCGGCCGTCAACGCGGTGATCAAATCCAGCGATCTCATTGGTCTCATGCCCAAGATTGTCACGGCGGCGCACATCGGCCAAACGTGGGGTGTCTACACGGCGCGGGAATGCAAGGATGGTTCGTGGCGCTACGCCGGCACCGAGCGCGAGCAAGCACAACTCCGTTATCTCACATTGGTGAGTTCCTTGGGCGGGGATGCCGCCTTTTGCACGGGAGAGGGTACGTTATGAAAACACTACTGGCTTTGATGTTCGCATTGTTCTGCGGTGCGGCTTGCGCAGCCGATTTCGATCTCGGTACGTTCAGCCCCGGCTTGTCGGGGGTCAATACGCAGTGGCACTACCTGAGCGACACGCTGTTTTACACCTCGCATCGAAATCCCGCCTTTCCCGCGGATACGGAAGTGGTGATCAAAATGGGGAAACGCGGCGCGAGTGGCAAGATGCTGCACGTGTACCTTTTCACTTTCGATATTCGCTGTCCCGCCGATGGATCGACGCCCGACACGTTTGGCACCGAGGGGTACACGCAATTTGACGGCAGCGGAAACTATATCGGCCAGTTGGTGAGCGATCGACCGGGCGGCGAAGATAGCGATACAGACAGCAACCCGGTGGCCGCCGCGGTGTTTGGGCTGGTGTGCCGTGAGCATCAGGTAGCGCAGCGATGAACAAGCAGGAACAATTCGTCGAGGATCAGCAGGGGCCGGAGTGGACTCGCATAGCTCTGAGAATGCTCTACGGGGCTCATGGGGATTACGAAAATAAAAAGATGCACATTCGTGCAAAGACTAAAGGCCTCGTGTGCCACGATCGGGTGTTGACGTGTTACCCCCGTACTGTCGGGGCCGAATACGTTAGAGCGCTGGCGATGATTGACGGTCTCGTCACTACGGTTTAATCTGACTCAACTTTCCTCGAGCACCGCATCATGACGAAAAAGAAAAGCCCCGAGGTGCGCCGCGAGCAGATCCTTGCCGCAGCGATCACCCTAGCGGCTCGCACCAACTACGCCACCGTGACACGTAAACAGATTGCCGACCATTGCGGCATCGCCGAGGGGCTCGTGTCCAAGTACCTCGGCACCATGATCGAGCTGCGTCGCACGCTGATGCGCACTGCCGTCCACGATGCGCCCACCAATCCCCACGCGCGCCGCATCGTGGCGCAGGGGCTGACCGCGGGGGATAAGCACGCTCGCAAAGCCTCTGACCTCGTGAAGAACCTGGCCATGGTTGAAGCCGCTCAATCGTAACCGGAGCGTGCCGTGGAACAATTACCCGAGGCGCTAGCTCCCCTAGCTGCTTACAAACAGTTCATCGTTTATAAACTGATTCCGAGTCTTGATCGGGTCGGAAAGACCGACAAAATGCCGGTGGATTTTCGCACCGGCCAGATACGCAACGCGCACGAGCCCGCGATATGGTGCACGGCCGCGGAAGCGATCGACCACGCCAAGCGCATGGGCGCCCCGCACGGTGTCGGCTTCGTGTTTACGGACGCCGATCCTTTTTGGTTCCTCGACATCGACGGAGCGTGGGATGCCCAGATGCAGCAATGGTCACACGTGGCCCTCGCACTGTGCCAGCGACTCAGCGGCTGCGCCGTGGAGGTCAGCTCCAGCCACACCGGCCTGCACATCTTTGGCACGGGCGACATCCCGCGGCACGGCACACGCAATACCGAATTGCACCTCGAGTTCTATCACACGAAACGCTTCGTTGCCCTGACCGGCATCAACGCCGCCGGCAGCGCCGCCTACGCACCGCCTGCCCTCGCCGCCCTTGTCGCTGAATACTTCCCGCCCATCGGCGATGGGTCCAGCAACGCCGCGGATTGGTGGACAGAAGCACCGGTTGCGGCCTGGCGCGGGCCGGCCAACGATGCGGACCTCCTACGCCGCGCGCTGCAATCCAAGTCAGCCCGATCGCAGTTTGGCGCCTCTGCCAGCTTCCAAGCCCTTTGGGATGCCGATCCGGGCACCCTGGCCACGCATTGGCCGCCGGACAAGGCCGGACACGCGTACAACGCCTCCCACGCGGATATGGCCTTAGCGCAGCACCTGGCCTTCTGGACAGGCAACAACGCGCAGCGCATGTACGACATGATGTGGCAATCGGAGCTCGTGCGCGACAAGTGGCACGCTCGCGACGGCTACGTGCGCGACACCATCCGCGCCGCGTGCGCCCTACAAACCGAGTGGTGCCAAGATAAGGCCGTTGAGCTGCCCGGCCTCCCTACGCCCGCACAGACGGTCCCGGCCCCCTCTAGTCCCGCTTCGCCGGCTCCCGCACCGCAGCTGATCACGGGAAGCACGTTCCTCGGGCCCGACCAGCAAGTGCAGCTCTTTGCCGGCTGCTGCTACGTGGCCGACATCGATCGCATCATGATTCCGTCTGGCGTGATGATGAAAGATCGCCAGTTTCGCACCCGGTACGGCGGTTTGACGTTCAGTCTCGACGCCGGCAACGAACGCACCACCCGCAACGCGTGGGAAGCCTTCACGGAGTCCAGCGTGTACCGGTTCCCCCGCGCCGATGCGTCATGCTTCCGGCCCTTGCTACCCGCCGGTGCGCTGATCGAGGAGAATGGCCGCGCCTTGGTGAATCGTTACGTGCCGATCGATATCCCGCGCATGCAGGGCGATGTGTCCCGGCTTTGGGCGCATCTTCGGATGCTGTTGCCGGCGGAGCAGGACGTACAGATCCTAATGGCCTACATGGCCGCGTGCGTGCAGCATCAGGGGCATAAATTCCGATGGGCGCCGCTGATCCAGGGTGTCGAGGGCAACGGTAAAACACTGTTGGCCAACATGGTGCAACGCGCCGTGGGCAAGCATTACACGCACTGGCCGCTGGCCAAGGATATCGCCAACAACTTCAACGCGTGGCTCGAGGGCAAGACACTCTACATCGTCGACGAGACGTTCATCGACGATAAGCGCCTCGATGTGATGGAGACCCTCAAACCGATGATCACCAGCGAAGAAGGTATTCAGATCACGTTGAAAGGCGTGGACTCGGTGACGCGCGACATCTGCGGCAACTTCCTGTTCTTTACGAACCACCCTGACGGTTTGCGCAAGTCGCGCAACGATCGCCGCATTGCGCCCCTCTTCACCGCGCAGCAACGCGCGGGCGACCTGGCCGCCACCGGTATGACAGAGGCGTATTTCGAGGATTTCACCGACTGGCTCAAGCGGCGCGACGGATACGCCATCGTGGCGGATTTCCTGTGGACCTACCCCATCCCGCCGGAGCTCAACCCGCGCAGCATGGCACGCGCTCCCCAGACCTCCTCCACAGATACGGCCATACGCGAGGGACTCGGCGCGATCGAGCAAAACATCCTCGAGGCGATCGAGCAAGACGAACCGATGTTCCGCGGCGGCTGGGTATCGAGCGCCGGCATTAAACGCGTGGCCGATGCGCTGCGCCGATCACTCCCGCAGACCAAATACAACGGCGTCATGAATGCGTTGGGCTACGTACCGCATCCCGGCTTACCGGATGGGCGCAGCAATAATCGCGTCATGCCCGAGGCGCAACGCTCACGGCTCTATGTGCGCAGCGGCACACCCGCGGCGATGCTCACCAATGGCGCGGAGATTGCGGCCGCGTACCAGGCCGCGCAGGTGTCGCAATGAAGCCGCGCATACGCCAGACTGGCCCCATCACTTGGGAGTGTCGCTCAGCTTGGAAATGCGGGTGGGGGTTCACTCCAGTGCAAGCCTATCGGGCTTGGCGTCGTACGCCCGAATGGCCCCACATTGCGCCGGGGCTTTTTGACAAAGGAGGGGCGTACTTGTCGAGTGTCAGTGAAACAGATGAAGCCACGCAATCAACGCGCATACCAGCATTGACCACGCCCAGCCGTGCCACCCGATCCGGCTATAGATGGGCGGCGCGCTGGGCGGCGTGGTGGAATAGGGCGGTAGGCCGGACAGAAAGAAAAACAGCGCCGCGAGAATGAGAAACACCAGGGTCATGTTCATGGGCCGGAGCGTGCGCGGCGCGATGTGATGAGACTGTAAAAGATGACCGGATGCGATCCCGGCATGGGGTACCTCTGAACATCCCGGGCTGCCGAGTCGAACGGCGAGGAGTGCTTTGCACCTGCCCTGCGTATCGCCTACGCATTCATCCTCTTAAAGTTTATCCGATAAATCGTCGCGATCAATGGGGTACGCCTTGTCACGCTCGACATAACGGACCTCCCACGGGGGAATGCGCCAACCCTCGGCGTCTTGATAGCAGACCCCGTACAGAGCGAGATCCTCGAGCAGCAATCGCGCGTTGTCGTCCATTATGCCGCAGGCTCCGGCACGACCCACCACTGATCGATGCGCGCCGTGTAACCTGGCTCGAAACGAATCACGTAGGTGAAATAATGCGCAGGCTCTCTTACGCCTCGGTTGCAGATAGCGTGATCGATGACGCCCACCTCGTTGCCTACCCGGACGCGGAGGCCCGGGACGAGAGGGTGAATAGTTTTGCGGATGGATGAGTTCACGGCGAAAACCCCCATTGATCAGCCATAGCATCAGCGATGCCTTGGTAAGTGATAGCGCGAAGATGCGCCCGGTCAGGTGAGGGACTAAGCTTGTTTTGCCCGCTATCGGTCTGGTTACCCCATCGTTCGCGCATCCGAATCCCGCCGCATCGCGTGCAATCATCGTTGTACTTGGCCATGTCTTCGTAGGTCATGTGATTACCGCAATCGGCGCATACGTAGCGCGGGCTGATGGGCTTCGTCGGCTTCAGGTCCGGCAAATTACAGTTACGCCATAGCCCTGTGGATTTACTGGCGTCATCGCCAAACTGATGAGGCTGAATGACCTGATCCGCTGGCCGGTACATCGTGCCCAAAAACGACGGCGAAGGGTTTTCCGCCTCGACATTGAAGGGCAAATCCATCAACCTTCTGAAATTGGACACGGCTTCATCACGAGCGGCACGTCGCTCTGCACCCACGAGCGTTCTTGGCTTCAGCTTCTGATGATACGGTCCATCCTTGAAAGCCCATGCAGCAGAAACGGTGAGGTAGGTGCAGTCGGGGTGGAAGATGCCCAGATCCCAGTAGCCGACCTCGCCGGTGAGAATGCGCCAGATGTCGTCCTGCAGGTGCCATCGAGCGCCTTCCGGGTCAGTGCCTCGGTACGGTTGCACGTCGCAGCTCCATGCCTCGTGACCGCGTTTGCGAAACGCTGCCGCCACGACACCGCTGCACTCATACCCGGCAAGGACTCTCATGCCCCGATTTCCTTGGCGATGCGGTTCGGCAGCTGGCAATTCGCGACCCATTTCGGCGCGTTGCAGATGCCAAAAATCCGATTGTCGCGGATGACCGTGAACACTTTATTATTGCCGACGATCACGACGTTCTGCACGAAGATGCGGAGATCGGGGGTAGCGTATCCGTAGCGGGCCATGGCGGTGCTCTCCGTTGAAGTGGAACCAAGCTTACAACCGGCAATTCTTGCCTGTCAAGCCCTTTCGTCGCAGATGCGCTCCGCTGCTGCGCGTGATGATGCCGCGCTTGCTCAGATCCTGGCGCAAGGCGTCCAGCTCGCGGCGGTATCGCTGCGCATCGTAGGGATGACCGTCGTGCACCGCCTCAATCATGAGATGGCGCAACAGACGGTAATAGGGCAGCGGATCAGCCATATCCAGCGAGTGCCTCGAGGGCGATGCGGAACGTGTAAGACATGGCCAGCGCCCCGCTCACGTAGTTGCGCAGCGTGCGCTCACTGCAGCCCAGGCGCTGCGACACCTCCACTTGCGTCAGCCCCGTGGCGTCCACGAGGGTGCGGGCGTACGTGGCGGGTACCGAGGATGCCTTGCGGGCGTCGGGCTTGCGTGCGGTCATGGCATTCTCTCGAGCAGGGTGATGAAGAGGGTGGGGAAAGACTGGGCGCACCACGCGCGGGCCTCTGCCTCATTACGAAACACGAAGCCCTCCACCGGTTTGCCGACGTCAAAGCCGATGCGCCATAGCTTGGGCATCGTGGCTAGGGTCGCTTCGTAGTCGTCGCAGAGATCGAGGATGGATTGCAGCTCGCTGACCGATAGCGATGGCGCATCGTCAGCGAGCCATGCGCGGAGTTTCTCGACGACTATAACGGACATGTGAGGCACTCCACGTAATCGATACAGGTGTCCCGCCAGTTAGCCGCCTTGGCGCGTGCATCCTCTTCGTTGTCGGCGTCAATATCAGCCCACGTACCGCCGATGTAGTGCACGCGCCACTGCTTCACGTAGCGGCCCGTTGGCGCGCCGATCTTTTCAAGGACTACGCACCAAATGTCATCGGTGGGCCAACCTTGCGACCCTGGCGTTTTTGCCCACGCCGTGACGAAACGTAAGCCGTCATCGATCCACTGTTGCACCACGTCGATTGATGCCATGCTGCCGCTAGGCAGTTCGATGTGGAGAAAATTAGACGTCTCGCGAATAATTTCAAAGTTCATTTGAATAGTCCTGTTGAAACATCCATGGTTGATATCGAATGCCTGAGAGATACGCCATGGCGTTGAGGTCGCGTAGGATTTGTTCCGGGGTGGCTGGCTCCCATGTTGCCTGTAAGGTATACCCGCGGGTGAGTTGCAAACCGCCCCATGATGCATCGGTGCGCCCTTGCGAATAGGCACTCAGAGCCCACGCGGGTAACGTGCCTTGCGGCTTGGCGTAGAGGCCCATGTGCTGCTCGCGTTGGCCTTGCGCGTAGAACCAGCGTTTGCCGGCGAGACGTTTCATGTCGGCTCCTTCGGCAGCGCGTCGGCTAGTTTGTCGGCCAAGTCGCAAGCCTGTTGATCGGTGTTGTATATGTCGTAACGTCCAGCGTTGCGAAGTATGTCCAGCACTCCACGTATCGCCTCAATATCTACCGTCTGCGCCTTGGTCGCGGCGAGGTCTGATTTTACCGTATCCCATGCTTGGCGAATTAGCATTCCCTTTGGGTGAAGATAGATAAACCCATCGAGAAGGTTAATCGCTACATCGAGTGTCATCGTCATGGCTAATCGTCTAAATCAATGATGCGCGTTACCCACCCGCACTCGGCATGCTTTTGAACCCACATATCAGCGGCTTCCACCGTTTCAAATGTTCTATTTCCGAATTCGCATTGGATGATTTCAACATCATCCGCATCGTCAGCATTAAGCAATACGATAACGTTCACGATTCCTCCCCCTCGCGTGACTCGGCGGTCATGGCGGCGATGTGACGATCTAGCGCGGCGCCACTTAGCACCAGAAAATCATCTTCGATAGGTACTGAAATAACTGCGCCGTTATTTTCGTCGCGCAGCCACCGATACCAAGCCGCATCCTTCGCCTCAGCGGACTCGGTGGGCGGGTGGTCGGCATAACGGTGCACGTCATGATTTAAAAAGACCACTTGCTTGCCATCCGCTCCCCATGAATATCGAGGCTTTTCATCTATATCGGGCTTCGCCTCCTCACGAGCGCGCAGGAGGGCGGCGAAATCGTCACACACATCCGCTTCTGAGTTCATTCCATTAGCCCTACATATACGCGACCTAGCTTCTAGTTGCTGACTCGTGTACGTGGTCATGGCTGATGGCACTCCACATCGATTTTTGCTTGCTTCGCTCGAAGACATGAGACGTAATTATCCTGGCTACTACATGATTTAAATCCTACGCAGCACACCGCCGCTATGCCGATAAACAACGCCACGCCTGCCCAGTCGATTTTGTTCATTTCGTCTCTCCAAGCTTTGTCGAAAATGATTTAGGTAAGCGAAGTCCGGCATAGGCTAGTTGCAATCTGCGCATCTCTGGCTCATCAAGTGCGGCTAAATCAACTGACCTTAGTACGCCTATTACAGCATCGTTCAATTCAAGCAATTCACCGGCATCTACCAATACGTTATTTCCGTAAATCATCTCCGGCACACCATCCCGCCGCTTAGCGTGGGCGAGGGCGGCTCGAATGACACCGAGCGCCTCAACAGCAATATCTTGCTCTGCGGTTAACTCTATCCACCCGAATGCATCGTTCACTAGCTCGAATGCTTGTTCGAGACTCATTACCTCGCGATCTTCGTTACTCGGGGTCATACCGGCCGCCTCCGCGTAAAGCTCCACCCTTGTGGGATCTGCGACCAGGTACCCACGAAGGTGAGCAGCTGCACGCTGCAGCACCCGTGGATGGCGCGGGCCAATTGCCACACGTAGCGATGATTATTCATGGCCTATTTTCTCCATGGCCTGCAGGGTGACGGCGCGTGATCGCTCCATGGCGCGCATGGCGTCGGTCACGAAGTGTTGGTGGGGGTTGCCCAAGCGCTGCGCACCGCGAGCCCGTAGCAGCGACGTGCGGGCCATTTGCAGGGCCATCTGCGCTACGTCGAGCTCACCGAGGAGGTGCGGGACATCGTTCGGGCTCATAACAGCCCCCAATGCGCCAGCAACGCGCCGAGAGCGACGCACGCAGAGAGACCGAGGCAGCTGGCTATAAACTTCCACAAGGTGCTCCAATCGGCGCGCTTGGCCGGGGAGGATGGCGGGGCGATGATCTCGAAACTACTCGCCGGGCCGAGACAGGCTTTTTCCTCATGGTGGTCCATCTTCGCCCAGTAGTGGCCATCGCGGTCCGTGTCAAACCCCGTCGCTCCGCGACTCCACAGGGTCGTCACGGGGTCGATGAGTGTCCCCGTGGAATCTTTGGGAGCGTAAGAGATGCTTTTGAGCATTCGGATGCGTGCGCCGATCATAATTCCACCCCCCGTTGTGCGTGATGAGCGGCCAATTTGGCCTCGAGATACGCTTGCAACTCGTCGTCAGACATGGCCCGCGTGTTGGCGATCTCCGGCTTGTTATCGGAGGGCAACACCGCCATAAGCTCGGCGGCGTTCATGCTACGACATCCATGTGGTGCAACACTTCCGCCAACGGCAGGCCCAGTGCTCGCGCCGTGGCTTTGGCGCCCTTCAACACCTTGCGGGCGTATGTCAGCGAGCAGCCCAGGTGCTCGGCGATGCTGCAGATCAGCTGGGCGTTGATGGCGGTAGCGAAGTCCATGGCCTATCTCGTTTCGTTGGTGTTGGAGCGAGATTACACCGGCAATTATTGCCTGTCAAGCGCCTTGCGTAACTTTGCGAAAAATCGGTCCAGCAAGTCGGGAGGGTTGGCCGCGTGATGGAGCGCCAGCCATTCCGCAAACATCCGTTCTCTGTCGGCTTGCGTGGCGCTTGGCGGCACGGACTTCAGGGGGACGCGGATGATGTGCGCCATCACAGAAGCCGCTCAATTACGCGGATTAATTCCACGGTGGCCGTATGCTGTCGGGCCAATGCCTGGCGGTTGGGTGGCGTCGTGGCGTTGAGCATGGCGGTGTATTGCACGCGGGCGCGCTCGGTGAGGCTGTCGAGCAGCGTTTGCACGCGGGCGCGCTGGCCATTCACGCCATCAAGATAGCTACGCAGGCATGCATCGGCCATCCGCTTGGTTGTTGTGATGTGCCACATCAGACCATCCCTGGCAGCAGCTTCAATGCCGAGAGGATCCGCTCCTCCACGATGGCCGTTCCCCCGTCGCGATTGGCGGCGGACGCCTGGCCGAGCAGCTGCGCTATCTGGCGCATGGTGTTGGCCCGCTCCACGCGTGCGGCCTGAATGGTGCGGATGTCGACGCGGACGGTGGGCTGTTTAGCTTTACGATTTGGCATGGTCTTGCTCCTTCGGGGATGCGGTGGCGTGAATGAAACGTTGCGCGACGGCGATGCAAATAGCGGGATATCCTTTCACGGCGGCTTCTAAAGTGTCGGGTGTGCCGTGTGACATATCCTCCAGCATCTGCTGCAAGATCGTCGGGTAGCCCTTGAGTAGCAGATAACGCGCCAACTGCACTACTTTCGGGTCTAGTGTCGTCACAGGGGTACCCTCACGGCGCGCTCAGGCAACCATGCGCCATTAATTTGAACCTTGCAGCCGGACCACATGCCGTAGTCGGTGGTGTATCCACTGTGCGCCCACCGAGCGTGGCAAGCGATACGATCTGGCACACTGACCGCGAAAGCAATCGGCAGGATAATCGCCAGTACCAGGATGAGCGCAAATGCGAGGAGGAATAGGCCGTCTTTCATGGCTCAAGGTCTCCCAGCAGATCGCGAACCATGCTCAGCCGCGAATGGCACTCGCCCAGGTTGTTGTCACTGAGCGCGTTGTAGGCGAGGCGCACGTGCTCACGTACCGCATGCTTGTCCATCGCGATGAGGTCCGCCTCAGTTACTGCTGACATGAAGTTAGCGCGCTCGATGGTGGCGAGATCCTTTTGCGCCATCCCCACAATCATGTCAGCAAATGATGCGTTTTCCACCTTTTCGTGGATCATCCAGTCCTTCAAATCCCGCTGCGCTTGGAGGGGTGGCAGAGCGAAAAGCACTTGCATGCGTGTGACGTAGAGTTGCGTCAGGAGAGCGAGGCGGTCAGTCATGATTATCCTTTGACACAAACGATCTGGCGGAGGGTGTGCACGATGTCGACCAGGTCGGATTGCGCCGCCATGACCGCATCGATGCTCTTATACGCTGCAGGGGTCTCGTCGATGACCTCCTCATCCTTGCGGCACTCGACGCCCTCCGTAGCGGCGATGTGGTCGGCCACGGTGAAGCGGCGTTTAGCCTCGGTGCGTGACATGGCGCGGCCAGCCCCGTGGGAGCAGCTGCAAAACGACTCCCTGTTCCCCTTGCCGCGCACGATGAAGCTCTTCGCGCCCATGCTGCCGGGGATGATGCCCAGCTTGCCGGCCTCGGCGTTGACGGCGCCCTTGCGCGTGACCATCACGTTCTCGCCGAAATGCCGCTCCCACGCCACATAATTGTGGTGGCAGTTCACCGCCTCGTGCTGCACGCCAAAGGGGCGGCTCAGTGTGCGCTGAATGGCTTGCACCGTGGCGGCCATCATCGTTTGTCGATTGAGCATGGCGTACTGCTGCGCCCACTCCACCGCCTCACGGTAGTCGGTGAAGAGTTTGGAGCCCTCGGGGATGTACGCGAGATCCGCATCCGGCAGGTTGATGAACCAGCGGCGCATATCCTCTTTGGCCAGCGCAATGAAGTGCTGTCCGATGCGGTTGCCGATACCGCGACTGCCCGAGTGCAGCATGATCCATACCGCGCCCTCTTCGTCCAGGCACAGCTCGATGAAGTGATTGCCGGTGCCGAGCGTGCCCAGGTGATTGCCGGCACGTGCGGCGGCTTGGGCAATTTTGGGGTGGCGCTTGGCGATGTTCTGCAACCGATCGAAAAGCTCGCCGGACCACAGAGCGGTGCGGGTATCACCCCATGCGCCGCGGTCATTGACGCCACCGTTATCGGTGCGGCCGTGCGGCACCGCGGCCTCTATGGCGCTGCGGATGGCGTGCAGGTTGTCGGGGAGATCCTTCGCGAGCAGCGTGGTGCGCGCCGCGATCATGCCGCACCCAATGTCGACACCGACCGCCGCGGGGATGATGGCGCCCTTCGTGGCGATCACGCTGCCTACCGTGGAGCCCATCCCCCAATGCACGTCGGGCATGACCGCAAGGTGTTTATAGAGGAACGGCATGCGTGACAGGTTGTTGAGCTGGTCGCGCGCCTGTTGCTCCACTTGCACGCCGCGCGTCCATGCCTTGATGGGGACGCCGGGCGACTCGAGCATGTCGTAAGAGGCGGTGCTCACGGGTTCGCCTCGCGGAGAAGCTCGAGGAGATCAGTAGCTTCCGTTTTCCACGCCGCCGACTCCGCCGACTCCGCCGACTCCGCCGACCACGCCG